AGGCATCCCCCGACAATGTTATTTTCATCTTCTACAAAATCTCCAACGATCTTGCCATTAAGTCGGCTAATACCGACATCGACAACAATAGCATGCTCGCACTGTTCTCTATAAATAGACTGCGGCTGTCCGGTGGCACAGATTACTAAATCTGCATTACGGAGAAGATATTCCTTATCTCCATCGCTTGTTTTACTGTGACAAACTGATACAGTCATATCTCTATCAAGGAGAGCTTTAGCCATAGGTTTACCTACGATATTACTTCTACCAAGAACAACAGCAGTCTTACCTCTATAATCAAAACCACAGTCATCAAGATAATCAATAATACCTCGAACAGTAGCAGGAAGAACAAGAGCGTTCTTAGTCAAGCCATCACAATCAAAGTACGATGGAATATCTTCAATGTCGAAATCAAATCTTTCTGCCGTTGGCATTTGAACAATTACACAATCTGTCTCAAAACTATAGCTTAATAGATAATGTAAATCAAACTTGTCTTTCGGTCTAACAACCTTCACAGGCCAACCTACAGATTCAAAATCCTCAATCTTCTTTTTAATATAAATCTGATTGCCGACGTCGCCGTCTGTTGCATCTACAATCGTGAGAGAAGGAGGCTCATAACCATGCTCAATAACGGCCAGCCGCAATTTCTCCTTCTCTGTTTTAAAATATTCTTTTATGTTAATTTGATTCATTAAAATTCTCCTTCATACCATGAAACCGTTCCGTTTGGATCTATTTCAACTATACAATTCTCATAATAATCTAGTAACCAATCGCACTCTTGTTCATCATCGCAATCATAAAAGACATCTACATCAGCATCGTTGATAATTTCTCTTTCTTCTTTGAAGAATAGGATTGCTTTTGGTTCTGGCGTGGTTAACTAGTCAAGATACCAAATAGAGTCAAAATCTTTGTCCCATATATCTTCAGCTACAGAAACTACTATCACGGTTACATTATGATAGAACTATGCGCCTTCAGGGAACGCTTCAGCTGGAATGTCGCAAAAGTTCATAAGAAATACTTCCTTTATTATTTTTCTATTATTATTATAACAAAATAATTTAATTTGGTCAAATAGATTTGACATACCAGTTTTTTTTTGTTATTATATAAGCATAAAGGAGATGACAAGTGTGATTAAATTAGATTATACTCTAGAGTCTCCAGAAGAGCGTAAAGCGCTAGTTGAAAAGATAATTGCGGAAACGCCGGATATTAGTCCCGCGTATCTTGAAATTTTAGGTAATTATCTTGTTCTCTGCATGAAAAAGCAAGAGCGAAAAGAACGCAATATACTGACAGATAACCGTATGACTACGGTGAACAAGAGAGAATGTTCTTTCGAAGGTCTTGTTAGTTAGTTAGAGAACGGCGAAGATGGTATTTATAATTTAGTTAATGAAAATAAAAATGTAATTTTTCAACCAAAGATTTCGATTACAGATAAAGATTTAGAAACAATCCCCTGTTTGAAACAACTGCGAGATACTATAAACGCTTGGGAAGCAGCAGCGAAGCACGCCTCTGGTAAGACTGCTTTTATGATGAAGAAAGCGTTAATTGAGATGCGGAAAGATCAATATATTATTAAATAGGCTTATTAGAAGCCAATTATTCCGTGTCGATTAACGAGATCGACTAGAACATCATTACTTCTTGATGATAAGAGTTATTTAGATGGCTCTGAAATCGTTGTAGATGGCATTTCATTAATGGATACTAAAGTAGTATCTGCTATTTTATGTAATTATTCTAAACTCAAGGAAGATAGTTGGGATTAGTTTGAGGGAGATACTTGGTATTTAATGCAAGACTTTGATAATTTATGTACTAAGGTTCTTGCTGATTATCCTATCTATGATAGAATTGTTGAGTGGAAGATTGATGGTAAACCGAATAGTGAGATTCAAAAGTTACTTGATGAAGAATTTCATCAAACCTATAGTGTAGAATACATTTCTAGTCTGTGGCGCAACAAGATTCCAAAGGTAATTGCGGAATAGGCTAAAGAAGATTTCTTAATTTGGGAGTACACTAAACGCGGTTACCCAATGAAAAAATGTTCTAAATGTGGACAGATTAAGCCAGCGAACAATCTTTTCTTTTCAAAGAATAAGACAAGTAAAGATAATTGGTATTCTATTTGTAAGAAATGCCGTAATAAGAAAAGAGGTTGATTCGTATGGCTGGACAGCATTTTTGCAAGAAGTGCGGAAAGACTATGAATGATAGTGAATTCTACACTTCTAAAAACGTAGAGAAATATCCACCAGACGGAAAGATGGATATTTGCAAGAAATGTTTAACCATGCATGTCGATAACTGGGACCCAGAAACATATAAATGGATTTTACAAGAAATTGATGTGCCTTATATTAAAGAAGAATGGGATGTTTTACTAGAGAAATATGGCAAAGATCCTAAAAAAGTAACTGGCTTAACTATTATTGGCCGTTACTTATCTAAAATGAAACTTAAATAGTGGAGTTAGTATTCTTGGGTAGATACCGAAGCGCTTGAAGAAGAGCAGCGTATGCGTAAGATTAATCAGATGAAAGCGCAAGGTATGACTGGCGAAGAAATTGAAACTGAGCTTGCGACGGATAGAACTCCGCCTAAGCCAAAAATTTTAACTGAGCCACAAGAGGCTGTAGGTACTCCTGAATATTATGACCCTTCAGAAGCCGATGATGACTTCTCAGATGAACTTACTGAAGAAGATAAAGTAATGTTAAGACTTAAGTGGGGTCGTGGATATCGTCCAGAGGAATGGGTGCGGTTGGAGCAATTATATAATGATATGATGGCTTCATACGATATTCAAGGGGCTGGCATGAAAGATACTCTTATCATGATTTGTAAGACTTCATTGAAATCTAATTAGCTTCTAGACTGCGGCGATGTCGATGGTGCGCAGAAGATGATCAAGATGTATGATAGCTTGATGAAGAGTGCTAAACTCACAGCCGCGCAGAATAAAGCCGAATCTGGCGAATTTGTAGATTCTATTGGCGAATTAGTTACAATTTGCGAACGCGAAGGATTTATTCCTCGTTATTACACTGATGGACCGATGGATAAGGTAGATAAAGTTTTACAAGACCTTCAACACTACACTTACTCTCTTGTTACAGAAGAAATGAATCTTGGTAACATGATTGATGCATCTGTCAGAGCTATTGCTCAAGATAAGGAAAGAGAAGCTAAGATTGACGTTGATGGTGGCGATGAAGAAGATAATGAGATTTACGATTATCCAGAAGATAAAGTATTGACTGATGCTGACTATGAAGAATTTGAAGAAATGAAACAATAGGAAGCTGAGAAGGATAAGGAATATCTGCGGGAGGTGGAGTAAATGGCATTAGCTGATTTATTAAACCTCTCCAATAAAAATAAGAAGATTGGTTTATCTGAAGAACGCGTGCGGGCAATCATTCCTGCGGCGCGCCAATACATTGCTTTTTGGAGAGAATATCCTGATATTTTCGTAGATTTCCTTTAGACTGGCGGAGATCTTACTCGTAAGAAGGAATTGAATTTCTTCTTCTATCAAAGAGTATTCTTGCGCGCGGCTATGCGTTATAAATATGTATACATGGTATTCCCGCGTGCTTATTCTAAGTCTTTCTTATCTATCATGGTACTAATGTGTAGATGTATTTTGTATCCAAGAAGTAAATTGTTTGTTACTTCTGGAGGTAAAGAGCAGGCTGCTGGTATTGCTAAAGAAAAGGTTTAGGAAATTTGCTAGAAGATTCCTGCATTTGAAAGAGAGATTGACTGGCGGAGAGGTAAGACTCAAGAAGGTAAAGACTATTGTAAGTATGTCTTCAAAAATGGTTCTTACTTTGATAACGTTGCCGCAAGAGAGAGTTCTCGTGGTAAGCGTCGTCATGGAGGTCTAATTGAGGAATGTGTTGGTGTTGATGGCACCATTTTGAACGAAGTTCTTATTCCGCTAATGAACATTGACCGTGAGTGCATGGACGGTACTGTTCAAGAAGCAGAAACCTTGAATAAGAGCCAAATCTATGTTACCACCGCAGGCTGGAAGAACACCTTCCCGTACAATAAGTTGATTCAGCTCTTGATTCGTATGGTTCTTGATCCAGAGAAAGCGATTGTTATGGGCGGTACTTGGCGTATCCCTGTATTAGTTGGTCTACAAAGTAAAAATTTCGTTCAAGAACTAAAGTAGGACGGTACCTTTAATGAGGCCTCTTTTGATCGAGAGTATGAATCTCGTTGGAGTGGTACAGTTGAGGATGCATTCTTTAATGGCGAAGTATTTGACCGTAATCGTAAATTACAGCAACCAGAATATGAAGCTTCTGGTCGCTCTTCTGATAGAGCTTATTATGTCTTGTCTGTGGACGTTGGACGTAAAAAATGTCAAAGTGTAATTTGCGTTTTCAAAGTTACACCACAGTCTTAGGGACCTGCAATTAAATCATTGGTTAATATGTTTACAATGGACGACGAGCACTTCGAAGATTAGGCAATTAAAATTAAAAAGTTATATTATTAGTTCAAGGCTAAGACCGTTGTTATCGACGGTAATGGTTTGGGCGCTGGTCTAATGGACTATATGGTCAAATCTCAAGTTGACCCTGAGACAGATGATTTCTTCCCTGATTTTGGCGTATAGAATGATGATGATGGAGAGTATAAGAAATATAGAACTGATAGAACAGAATATGATGCTATTTATGAGATTAAAGCTAATGCGCCAATTAATACTGAAGCTCACAGTAATGCATAGACGCAAATGCGGGCTGGCAAGGTGAAATTCTTAATTGACGAAAGAATCGCGAAGAATAAGTTGCTGGGAACTAAAAAAGGTCAAGCAATGAAACCAGAAGAAAGAGCGGCATATTTACAACCTTTCACTTATACTTCTATTCTGCGAGATGAAATGTTGAATTTGCGCGAGGAAAATGAAGGCGTTAATATTATCTTGAAGCAAGCTAATAAATCTATTACAAAGGATAAATTCTCAGCTTTTGAATACGGTCTATATTATATTAAGCAAGAAGAAGATAGTAAGCGCAAGAGAAAGAAAGATCGCTTCGCTGATTTTATGTTTATTAGTTAAGTGGGCATAGTTAAATAATAGCCCTATTAGATTTTTTAATAATAGATAGAGGATGTGATTTAATCTATGCGAGCATCAAGAGGAGAAATTAAGATACATGAGATCCTAGAAGCGAATGATATTAACTTTAAAGAAGAGTATGAATTCGCGGGATTGAAAGCCCCTAGTGGACGTCCTCTACGTTTTGACTTTGCCGTTTTTGATGACGATGGCAATCTAGATTTCTTGATTGAGTATCAAGGAAAATAGCATTATCAAGCAGTTAGTAAATTTGGCGGCAATAGAGGATTGTATCAATAGAAATATAATGATAATCAAAAGAGGAGATTCTGCGCATTGAAAGGTCTTACCTTAATAGAGATTCCATATACGGATGAAAATATATTAACGTATGACTATATAATGCAGAAGGCCGGGTATTAAGGAGGTGACAAACCTTGCTTAAGCGCAGACAACAAGATATACGAGATAAAGGCTTTAATCTAATGGGCGAAGAAGATATGGCTCCACGTGATTATGCTAAAATGCGGGTGGGCATTCGTACCGTGGATAATGCACTCGTAAATCTTGGCACTTACAAGAAAGTCAACCCAAACTACGGCGATAAGAGCTTTGTTCTCAATGCTATTTACCGACATGATTATAAGACACTAAGAGAGATTTCTGAATATTTCTTTGAGTCTAGCGGTATTTACTATAGATTGTGTAAATACTTAGCTACTCTTTATAGATATGACTGGTATGTAACTCCTTACTTTACAGATGTATCTAAGGAAAAAGAAAATAAGATTCTTGGTGACTTTTCAAAGGTACTATTGTACCTTGATCGATCTGACGTTAAGCGACTATGCGGAAATATTGCTCTCGATATTATGAAAGATGGTGTCTACTATGGCATCTTCGTAGATTTCGGGGATAGATTTGGTATTCAGAAACTTCCCGCTTCATATTGTCGTAATCGCTATTATTCTGGAGTTGACCCAATCGTAGAACTAAATCTTTAGTTCTTTGATGCCTATTTTTCTAATATTCAATAGAGAATGGCAATTCTAAAAACATTCCCCAAGGATGTTTAGCAAGGCTATGTCTTATATAAACAAGGCAAGCTTAAGGGGGATTATCCAGGAGATTTAAGCTGCTGGTATCCTCTCGACCCCGCAGTTTCAGTAAAGCTGGGATTAAACGATAGTTGTTTTCCACCTCTTGTTGGAGTTATTCCTTCTATTATCGATCTTGACCAAGCTCAAGAGTTAGATAGATAGAAGACAATGCAATAGCTATTAAAAATTATTATTCAGAAGTTACCACTTGATAAGAATGGTGACTTAATCTTCGATGTAGATGAAGCAAGAGATATCCATAATAATGCGGTCGCGATGCTTAAGCGTGCGGTCGGTGTGGATGTGCTTACTACTTTTGCTGATATTGAGAAGATCGATACCAAGGATAGTAATTCCAATACTACGACAGATGATCTTGAAAAAGTCGAGCGTACTGTGTTTAATAACGCTGGTATTTCTCGTAACTTATTTAATGCGGACGGCAACTTAGCTGTAACTAATGCTATTTTAACAGATGAAGCTAGTATTAGAGAACTGCCTTTACAGTTTGCTAATTTGCTAAATAAGATAGTAGAAAAGTTTAATCGCAAAGGTTATTATGAATTTAGAGTATCAATGCTAGAGACAACGCAATTTAATTATAAGGAATTGGCTAAGTTGTATAAAGAACACGCGCAAATGGGCTATCCTAAGATGTTGCCTCAAATTGCTCTTGGCCATTCTCAATCTAGTATTTTAGCTACTTTAACATTTGAAAATGAAGTTCTACATCTATCTGAGATTATGATTCCGCCCATGATGAGTAGTACAATGAGTGGAAGCTTGGTCAAAAAAGATTAGAATGATTAGAATAACTCTTAGAATAAGTAGACAAGTTCAAGCACAACTAAAGTAACGGAACAGAAATAGTCTGGTCGCCCAGAGAAATCTGATGAAACAAAGAGTGATAAGACGATTGCTAACCGTGAAAGCATGTCATAAGGAGGGATAGAACTTGCGTATTAGTATTCCTATTGCTAACACATTGGAATTCATCAATGCGACTGAAATATCTCCTTTAATCAGTAAGTGTTAGGTGAAAGTCTGCTATGTAGGACAAAATCCCAACAGAAATGGAACTGTTATCACTAAGAAAGTTGCAACAGAGATGGGCAGAAAATTACCAGGTTCTCCTGTTGTTGGCTATTTTAATCAAGCAACAAACGATTTTGAAGGACACAACAAAGAGATTTCTCTGCGGGGTGGCGGAAATATCGAGATACTTGATACCACTAAACCGTACGGTTTCGTCCCTACGGACGCAAAAGTTTGGTTCCAGAAGTTTGATGATGAAGGCGTTGAGCGTGAGTATCTTGTAACTGAATGTTACATTTGGACGAGCGCCTACCCTGAGTCTCAGCGACTATTCGAGCAGGGTAACAATCAGTCTATGGAACTGAATAAAGAAACTCAAAAAGGTTTTTGGGCAAAAGATAATAATTCGGGTAGTAGATTTTTCATTTACAATGAAGCATTGATTGAAAAACTTTGTATTCTCGGAGAATCAGTTGAGCCATGTTTTGAGGGCGCACAATTCAAGACTGAATTCTCCCTAGAGAACATGGAAGAGCTTAGAACTACGATGTTCTCTATGCTAACTGAATTACAGAAAACTTTGAATAAAGGAGGCTCTCACGAGACTATGGACGAGAATAAAAAGACTCTCGGCAATCCCGAGGATCCTAACTTCGAAGCAAAGAAGCAGCCTGAGGACGAGAACAAGAAGAATCCAGAAGGCAATCCTGCTCCAGAAGATAACAAGCCAAAGGATGGCGACAATAAGCCTGCCGATACTGGCAAAGAAGAGCCTAAGAAGAAGTACAATCTTGATGAAGTAACTGAATATACTGAGTTACTTGGTAAGTATGAGACTCTTCAGGGCGAATTTGAAACTCTTAAGCAAGAGAAAAGCGATCTTGAGACAGAGGTAACTTCTCTTAGAGAGTTTAAGCTAACTGCGGATCGTAAGGAGAAGCAGAGCATGATTGATGGTTTCTATATGCTAAGCGATGACGATAAGAAGGATGTCGTTGAGCATATTGATACTTATTCTTTAGATGACATTGAAGCGAAGTTGTCTATTATTTGTGTTCGCAACAAGGTCAACTTTAACCTTAATAACAACAATGAACAGGACGATAACCAGCCCAAGGGATTGTTTAATCTTGAAAATCCCGCTGATGATAATGTCCCAGAGTGGATTAAGGCAGTTCGCGAGACCGCGAAAAAGCTATAAGGAGGATTAAATAATATGGCTAAGAGTGCAAAGCGTTTAGGTAACGCTACTTTTGTAACTTACGGATATGGCCAGGTTGAGCCTAACCATATGTCCGCTAAGCGCAATGGCCAGGTGTACGCTCAGCTTCCCGCAGCGGCAAGCATCGAGCTACTTGAGAATGGCCAGTTCGTAAAATACGATTATGCCAAGGGTGTCTGTGACTTTGATGGTGCAGGTCCATGGCGCATGGTTTACAATGAAGTAAAGATTTATGAGGATCGCGAGACTGATGCTGATTTCGCTATGATTAAGGACCGCTACAATGCTCGTGTCTATAGCCCAATTGGTCAGACTAAGTCCGATCTTAAGACCGTTCTTGATTATACTGGTGAGGCTGTCCGCGAGGGTAGCAACGCTGCTTTCAAGAAGGAAGTTGAGACTTTTAACTATCCTCAGCTAATGCCAGATGGCACTAAGATGGTTCCTCGTGTTATCGCTGTCCCTAACGGCGACATTTGGACTACTAATACAATTAAGGCTGAAGCTGGCTCTCTAAGTGTTGGCGATCAGCTCAAAATTGATACTGACGGTTATCTGACTAAGGATGAAGGTAAAACCGCAACAGGCGGAGACGAAGATCCTAAGTTCGTGGTTGTAAAGGTTTACACCATGCCTGACTTACAGCCTGGCGTTAAAGTTCAGCGCATTGGTTGATAAAGGAGGGTTAAAATAATGGATAAGGCTAATTTACTACAGTTAATGAAGAATGTAGCTAACGCTACTCCTTCTACTAACTTCTCTTATAATAACGAGAATCTCTCTTACAGCGCTATGAACGAGACTCTTCGTAGTGAACTCAACGCTCTTGTTGGCACTGAAGAGCTTTATGAGCAGAATAAGCGTCTAGTATTCTCTCTCATGGAGCAGACCATGGACGATATCGTTCCTAACCGTTTGATCAACGCTTATGGTCAGTTCGCTGAGATTCAGACATTTGCTCAGGGTGATCGCCCCGTATTTAAGCGCAGAACTGGTAAGACTCGCGCCAAGCAGTTCATCACTCGTGTCGGTCTTGCCGGCGTGTACGAGACCTTCAAGCTCGGTTCTGAGAGCTTCGAAGTCGGTACCAGTGCTATCGGCGGAGCCGCTCAGATTGGCTTCGAAGAGTTCCTTGATGGTCGTGTAAACTTTGCTGAACTCACTCAGATTATCATGGATGGTATGGATGAACTCATTTATCGTGAGATTGCTCAGGCTCTTATGGGCGCTGTCAATCAGCTTCCTGCCGCTAACCGTGTAAGCGCGGCTGGCTTTGATGAAGGTGGTCTTGATCATCTTATCACCACTGCAAGTGCTTATGGTACTCCTACCATTTACTGCACTCGTGAATTTGCAGTAAAGATTGTTCCTCAGACTGGCTGGATTTCTGATAATATGCGTGATGAACGCTGGAATACTGGTTATCTTGCTAATTACAAGGGCATTCGCGTTGTTATTCTCCCTCAGACTCTTGAGGATGAAACTAATAGCCGTAAGGTAATTGATCCTGGCTATGCCTGGGTTATTCCTTCTGGTGCCGGTGAGAAGCCTGTTAAGGTCGCTTTTGAAGGCACTACTCACGTTCGTGAGCGCAATGATAATGATGACTGGTCTCGTGATATCCAGGTTTACCGCAAGGTTGGCGTTGGTGTTATGATGACTAACAACATCTTCTCTTATATTGATACCCAGCTTAAGGGTAAGCTTGACAATACTTATACCAAGGGTTAATTATCTAGGGGATAGGGATATATCCCTATCCCCTATTTTTATTTGAGAAAAAGGAGTTTTTATTATGAAAGAACAGTATGATGTTTATAACAAGAGTGCAGGGATTGTAATTTATAACATCCCTGAGATGAATATCCGCAGAGAATTTGCTCCGCATGAAGTAAAGCATATTGGCTTTAAAGAATTAGAAGCTTTATCAATGGTCCCAGGAGGAAGAGAACTTATTTATGATTATCTATTTATCAATGATGAAGAGATTATCCATTATTTGATTAATAGAGATATTGTACCAGAATATTATTTAACTGAGGATCAAATCCCTACTTGGATGGATTCTTGTTCTCTTGATGAATTTAAGGATGCTCTTGATTTTGCTCCTGATGGAACTAAAGATCTTATTAAGAAATATGCCATTGAAAAGCCTTTAAATGATCATAGCAAGAGAGTGGCAATTAAAGAGCAGTTAGGCTTTGATGTAGATAAGGCAATTGAAAATAATAGCTCTAGTGAAGAAGAAGAGAAAACTTCTAATAAGGTTATTAGCTCTTCTACTGGACGTCGTTCTTCCGCTACTACAATTAAAAAGCCTGTGGAGATTAAAGAATAAGGGAGGTAATCCCCATGAATGAAAAGTATCCAATTCAAGGGGATCCTACACCCTTTGAAGATATATATAATCGTTTTTTCGGTAAGATTACCGATGATATGTATATGGAGTGGACTGAGGAAGATACCAAGAAAGATTTGTTGAATATCTTGCTTGATGCCATCCCTGGATTTGAGTTCCCACGTTTTCCACTCTATGATTATGATGTAAATGGCGAAACTTTTAATTGCCATTTAACTTCTGAAGAGATTAACATTCTTGCACTACTAATGTATAATACTTGGCTTTAGCGTCAAGTTGCCTCTGTTGAACAAACGAGAATGAAATACTCTGGTAGTGACTTTAAAATGACTTCTCAAGCAAACCATCTAGCTAAATTAATGGAACTTAAAAGAGAGGCTGAGCGTTAGGCGCATCATATGCAACGTCTCTATAAGCGCAGAAAATTGATTGATAACAACGGATCTATTAAATCTAACTGGTCTACTCTTAGAGAAACGAGTACTTTCGATGGATAAGTATAATATCAACTTTCCAATGGATACCGTTGATCAAGATCTAAAGAGACTTATCAATCAACTATGGAAGTTAATTCCTATGCGTGAAAATGGAGAAAATTGGGAAACACATCTAAAGACTATGCTAGAAGAAATCTCTGGCCTGGTACGTATTTACAAGAATAAAGTAGAAGGGTTAATTTTATTATCAAAGTTAGAGGGCTTGACCTCAGATGTTTGTAATGATTTTATGATTTATAGAAAGACTGTATTTAGATGTATTGACCTATTAACTCAGGTGGTTCGTAATGATTAATTTAGAAATGATGCGGAAGAGATTCGAGTGGCAGGGCGGTATTCATCAAGAAGACCGCATGATCAAAGATAAACAACGCACTTTGCATAGAGCTTTGTTATATTCTTATCAAGCCGCTTCGATTGAGATGGTTTAGAGAAACACAGAAGTGCTTGAGATTGACCCCTCTGGTATAGATGCGGACATGGGGATTTATGGAGAGATTCGCGCTCTTATCAATCCAGATAAGGTAAAGCAAGATTACGACGACAAGATCGTTTCTATTGATTATGAGCATGGTTATGAACCTGGCGATGTATTTGAATGGAAAAAAACAAATACATACTGGTTAATCTATACTCAAGAGATTACTGAAGATGCCTACTTTAGAGGAGAAATAAGACGCTGTAGATATAAGATTCGTTTTAAGGATTAGGATGGTAATTGGTGTTCTACTTATGCAGCCATTCGAGGTCCTGTAGAGACGCAAATCAACTCTATTCAAAAAAATCAATAGAGAATTGATACCCCTAATCTAAGTTTAAATATTCTTATGCCGCGTAATGAAAAGACACTTCATGCTTTTGATAGATATTCAGAATTTATCTTTGCGGGGAAGTGCTGGAGAGTTGAGGCTCCAGATTCGATTAGTATGAAGAATATTATCGAAGTCAATGCGGAAGAGAACTATTGGAATGATACCACTGATGATCTTGAAAGAGAGATGAAAGATGGTTTGGTCTTTGAACCTACTAATCCGACTCCTGATAGCAAGATTGTTGGTGAGACTTTTATAAAGCCGAAAATTGCGGCGACCTACTCCGTCGATATTGCGGACGGAGAATGGAAAATACTTGAAAATGTTCCTGCTTGTTTACAAGTGACTGGAAATTAGACAGCTACAGTGATTTGGAATAAAACTACAAGTGGTCAATTTACATTACAATGGGTAAAGGATAATGATGTAAGAGAAAAAGTTATTGTAGTTGAATCATTGTATTGAGGTGATCGCGCATGAAACATAATTCATATGAATACCCCAAGTCTAGTTTATTGGGTATGCCTAAAGACGCGGCGATTATTATTGACCGTATTCTATCAAATCCCAATCTCCTGAGATTATTAGTTTATGAAACAAGAGACTGGCAATCTCAACCTTTACCAAACGGAGATTAGATTAAGGAACTATTTACTAGTCACCAGATTTCTTCTGTTCCTAAAATCAAGATTGATAGTAAAGAAAAAACCTATATTAGATTGACTTATGGCACTGTCATTAGAAATTCTTCAAACCCAGAGTATCGAGATAATACATTTGGTATTGATATTATTTGCCATTATGATAACTGGGATTTAGGAGACTTTGAACTGCGACCCTATAGAGTTGCGGGAGAGATAGATGCTATGCTCGATAAAACTCATTTGACTGGTATCGGTGAGCTTGAATTTGTATCTGCTACCCCCTATGTATATAATGAAGAGTTTGCAGGAGTGTCCTTGACCTATCTAGCTGTTAGAGGTCATGAGGACTAGAAAAATCCTGTAAATGGCTGATTATAGACTAGCTTTAATGGCCGGGATTGATATTCCTATTCCTGAATTACAATTAACTGTCCATGTCCCGACCATTAAAGATATAGCTTACATGGGTGAGTAGCAATTTTTTATGGCTGTTCAATATATCTGTTTAGAGAAAGAGTCATTAGTATAGGACGAAACTCTTTTAGCGTCTTTGACTAATTTTCAAGTATTGATGAAAGTATTAGAGCAATCGTAGGATAAAGAAAAAAAGATTGCTTTGATTACTCTGCTTAAGTTACTTTTTCCTGAGTATACAGCAATGATTACTAAGAATAGCATTATTCTTACTATCGTTGGTGAATCCGCTAAAACAGTAATGATAGATGATAGTAACTTTACTGTTTTCTAGAGCGTAATACGCTAGGTTTTATGCGTAAACAGTTTGTTTTAGGGCGAGAATGTTATTTATAATCCTGCCAATGGTCGAGCTAAAGAAATCGCGGATAAAATCATGCGGAATCGCCGCAAAGTTGCTGAATAGAAAGGAACAAGTAATGAAAGCGTTCTAACTCGTTATATTTCTATTTTAACAGTAGCTAAAGTAATTTCATTAAGTGAATGTGGAGCATTAAATATGTTTCAATTATTTGATTTAATGGAGAGATATACGGGTTATGTTGAATGGGATACCGACCTTAAAGTTAGACTTGCGGGCGGGAAGCCCGATAAACAAGTTGAATCTTGGATGAAAGAATTACATCCCAATAAATAAGGAGGAAATATACTATGAGATTTGGCGTACGCGAAATTTGCGACGTAGCATTCCGTGCTAAGTCTAAGATGACTCTCGGCGGCCGCACTTTCTATAAGAATGAGCCTGTCATTTATTTCGACTCTCTAAAGACTTCTAGCCTTGAGGGCGCTTCTACCACAGTTTATGCAACTGGTGGGCGTGGTAACACTCGTTTGATCGCATGGGAAGGCGAGCGTACTCTCACCTTCAATATGGAAGATGCTCTTATTAGTCCAGAGAGCTTGGCTATTCTTTCTGGTGCTGGTCTAGCAAAAGCTACTGAAAACAAGCCTGTTTATGTTCACATGACTTCTCAGGTTCAGGTAGACACTAAGAACACTATCGTAATTCCAGAAATCGCTTGCTGGAATGGGGTTGCTACTGGTACTCCTGGTACTGGTGCCGCAGCTGATTATAAGCATGCTAATGCTGATATCTTCTGCATGGTGTTAAGTGATTCTGGCACCGTTGATGTTGAACCTTGCGTTCCTGCCGCTGTTGTTTACGGCGATGGTAAGACCACTATTACCTGCTATGCTGATGGCGCAGCTGGACATAAGGATCTTGAAGTTGGCAAGGTTGTTCTTGTTGACTACTACATCAAAAAGGTTTCTAACACAATGCTAATCGAAATCACCCCAGAAATTAAGGGTCAGAACTTCTATATTGAGGCTTCTACTCTGTTCCGTGATGAGAATACTGGTCTTGATATGCCTGCGGAATTTGTAATTCCTAATGGTAAGGTTCAGTCTAACTTCACCTTCTCTATGGCATCTAGCGGTGATCCTTCTACTTTCAGCTTTGTGGTTGACGCATTCCCTGGCTATACCAAGTTCGATCTTACCAAGAAAGTTCTTGCTGCTATCCAGGTTGTTATGGACGACGTAACTGCCGCAGAGGAGAAGAGAGCAGCCTGCACAGCGGGGGAATAAACACTCCGGAGGGACATGACGCGGAGTTAAAAAATACAGAACCAGTCCAAACTCAATCTAATGCTAAACGATTAAGTTTTGTAGAGGATGAAGACGAGGACTTAATCTGAGTTTAAGGGAGGACTTAATGTCCTCCCTTTTTCTTTTTATCTGGAGGTAAAGGAGATATGGCTAGAATACCAAAATCCGCATCCATGCATCAAAAGAAACATAATCTTGGTGACATGAGTATGCCGATCGATGTTGATGCATACGTCGATCATTTTTATATTCACTATAAACAATAGTCAGCATAGCATTTAGCTGCGCCCGCCGCGGCTTGGTATAAATATAAGACCCAACTTATTCTTGATGATATGAAAGCCAGTGGAGCCGCATCTGCTGCGCAGGCTCAAGCTTTAATAGCGCAGATGAATCAAGATACCGCGGCTGCGAGATCTAGTGTATAGATTATTAAAGCTTTAAGCGAAGGTCCTCTTATGGAGGAAACTCTTGATAGTATTGCGGCAGCTATGAACAATCTACTCATGGAGAAATATAGTAGCGTTATAGATGGCGGGTCGTATGAAGATGCGGTTACGAATATATCTAATCAGTATAATTCTATGCTACTTAACGGCCCAGTAGATGATGCTTCTAAGTTTTTTGACTATATTAAGCAAGCATTAGACCTTGTAAATGCTACGCCGAGCAAGAGCGAGTTAAGAGCTTTCGCGGCTTTATAGAAAGTATTTGAGGGCAAAGTCGCTTATAATGATGTTGTGTCTTTAGTATCTTTGAATACGATTGGAATTGCATCATAGGTTATAGGATATTTAAGTACAGCGGCAAAAAATTTATCTATTAACGGTGCTGTTTCTACACAAAGTTTTGCTTCTACTATTGCTAATATCTTCTCTAGAGCTATTGGTGAACCTCTGGCAGAACGAATGATGAAGAATGTATTATTCGAGATTTCGGATAATGCAGATTAGGCATTTGATTCTTTAATTGCGCATTCTGGCGGAAAATTAACTTGGGATAGAGGCACTATTCCTACAACTAAGCAATCTGGAACTGCGGTCGGCGCTCAATCCGGTCGTACAGCGAAAGTAGATATTATTTCTAATGGTTTATTTAATCTTGGCGTTACCTTATAGAATGGTACTACAGCTACAATTGAAATTGCTACTAACGCGTCAGTTAAATGGCAATCTGCCAAGTCTAAGAATATTCATATTGTCAGTAGGACTCCACTAAGAACCTTTTTAGAGAATGAATCGCCAGATAGATAGCAATATGCATACAATATTATTGCTCATAGATTAAGTGGCGGAGGACGTAAAGGTGGATTCTATCAAGCCTATAACGCTATTCGGTCTACTATTGCGGCATCCTTTTTCAATGAATGGATTAGCGGTTCTGGAGAATAGCTGGTATCAGGAGGTTCTCCAATAGGTAGTTTAGATAGAGCGTAGTTTTTAATGTATAATGGCAAAATTTATTCTATTGTAAGTATCGTAAATAGAATTTGTGCTAATACATTAAAGGGATTATCAACAGAGATTCGAGGCTTCTCTACCTCTGATTCTAAGGTAGACAATAGTTTTATTGCAGCAGACGGCAAACCAGAATGGGCACCGGACATTGAAGCCGCTAATATACGTAGCAAGATGGTTAGAGATGTAATCAATACATTAACTATTTCTGCTAGTTTAAATTCAAATATATTAAAATCTTTATTTTAATAAACTTGACAAAAGATTAATTATCTAGTATAATTAAAATATAAATGAGTTAAAGGAGTTAATACTTATGAAAATGACTTTTTCTAAGCTGGGGCTTAAGGCTAAGAAAGAAATCACTTCTCTCAAGCTTAGTGACGATATTAACCTTGAAATCCGCAATTATCTTCCTGTTGATGAAAAAGCGGAATTTATTCAATTCATTGTTAATCATGCTCTTGATAACATGACCGGTTGTTTTAGTCCGGTAAGAATTGAGGTCTATTTCTCTATTGCTGTATGTAAATGGTATGCAAATATCACTTTTACAGAGAAACAAATGGCAGAGGTTTCTAAGACTTATGATCTTTTGGAAGAAAATGGCGTGATTGACCAGATTATTTCTACTATTCCAGAGGATGAAATCGAGTTTATGAAGGAACTCGTGAATGATACAGTTAGCGATATTGCTAGATATAATTCTTCTGCTGCCGGTATTATTCAGGCTATGACAGCAAATGCAGGTGGATTAGATTCACAGATTACTGAAATTTTAGACAAGATTAAGAATGGTGAGAATCTAGAGACTCTGGCCGTAATCAAAGATGTGGTTGGAAAAGATTAAGTAATCTAATTAAATTCTCAGATTAAGTAGAGAATTAAAAGGCTCTTGAGGATACTAATTCTCAAGAGCCTTTATTTTGTTATATAGGTGTTAAAGGAGGAAAAGGACTATGGCAAAGCGTCTAAATTATACGATTGGCGTAGATGCTGATACTAGTAAATTAGAGGCATCACTAAATGACGCCTTTAGTAGATTAAATAGAATTGGTTCATAGGTAAATCTTACTACGGATCTAAGAAACGCTTCACAAGCTGCATTAGAACTTTCCAGCCATTTAAATAAAGCGTTTAATCAATAGACTGGAAAATTTGACTTAGTTACGTTTAACCAAAGCTTGTCTGAAAGTGGCCGCACTCTTGAAAGCTATGCCAATGATTTAATTAGTATTGGTCCAACGGGCGAGCAAGCATTCTTGAAAGTTGCTACAGCAATTACGCAAGCAGAGTTACCACTAAGACGTACAAATAAATTATTTGATCAATTATGGGTAACTATGAAGAATACAATGCGTTGGCAACTTACTTCTAGTGTATTACATGGGTTTGTAGGTGCATTAGAGCAAGCCTATGGTTACTCTAAAGATCTAAATAGATCGTTAAATGAAATTCGTATTGTGAGCGAAAAATCCGCAGATGACATGAGTAAATTTGCTGAATAGGCAAATAAAGCAGCTAAAGCATTAAGTACAACTACTACTGACTATACTGATGCTTCTTTGATTTATTATCAGCAAGGTTTAACTGATCAAGAGGTGCTTGATCGTACAGAAACCACGATTAAGATGGCTAATGTAGCTGGCACAACCGCAGAAACCGCATCCCAGCAATTAACTGCAATTTGGAATAACTTCTATGATGGAAGTTAGAGTCTTGACCATTATGCAGATGTTATGGTTAAATTAGGCGCTGCTACTGCATCTAGTTCTGATGAAATCTCTGAGGGCATCGAGAAGTTTGCAGCTGTAGCTAATACAGTAGGATTAAGTTACGAATATGCGGCATCTGCTCTTGCTACTGTTACTGCCCAAACACGTGAAAGTGCTAGCATTGTTGGTACTGCATTTAGAACCTTATTCTCTCGTATTCAAGGTTTGACTCAAGGAGAAACCCTTGATGATGGAACTACTTTAAATAAATATTCTTAGGCTCTAGCGACTGTTGGTGTCCAAATTAAGGATACTAATGGAGAGCTTAAAGGTATGGATGAAATTCTTGATGATCTTGGTAGCAGATGGAGTACTCTTGCTCAAGATCAAAAGATTGCATTAGCTGAGACAGTGGCTGGCGTGCGTCAATGGACGCAACTAATTGCTTTGATGGATAACTGGGATTTCTTCAAAGAAAACCTAGCTATGGCACAAAATGCAGATGGCGCTTTAGAGCAGCAGGCTGAGATTTATGCAGAATCTTGGGAGGCTGCTAGAGATAGAACTAAGGCTGCCGCAGAGGATATCTATGATAGCTTAATCAATCCAGATTTTTATATCGGCGTTGATGATATGGTGACTCCATTACTATCTAGAACTGCGGATGTAATTGATGCATTAGGCGGATTACAAGGTGTTTTAGCTGTTGTTGCTCTTGGTATGAATAAGGTTTATGGAGATAAAATTGCTCAAGGTATGAGAGATATGGCAGTAAACCTGGGAATTATTACTGGCAAAGAAGCTGAACGAGCAAGAACTTTGTAGAACGAAGCAGTTAGTATTATCAATAATCTGTCTAGCACTTATGCTGCTAATACTGCGGAAACTATGCGTTTGAATTTGCTAAGACAAGAAGTCTCTTTACAAGGTGAAATTAACGCACAATATGACCAATTAGACGATCATTAGAAACAAGTTATTAGTAATGAAGAATACAAATTAGATATCTTAAAGCAAGAAACTCAAGCTACAATTGATCGTATTAGTCAATTATAGAGTTCTTCTCACGAGCTGCAAGATGCTATTTCTGTAAGTATAGGCACAGATGATTGGCAAACTAGACTGAGAGATGAAATTAGAGCGTGGAATCAAAATCATACTGCTGGTTATTAGATCAATATTAACGTAAGAGCAAATTCTAATCTTGATAGAGTCTATCAGGAGATTATGCAACAATTAGATCAACTCACTCAAAGACGCGCTCAATTACAGCAGGTAAACGAGCAGTTTATAAGACTTGATTCTTCTAGCACTAATTATGCTCAAAGTCTGCGTGAGCTAATTGCTGTTTATGATAGTAATGTAAATACTGCTCAAATGACTACTCAGCAATTAGAAAATTATCTTAGAGGTTTAGGTACATAGGCTTTGAATACCGGTGCCGAAATTCGAGAATTAGGTAATTTACTGATTGGAATGGGTGCGGATAGACGCACAGTTACTCAATATATTGCTCAGTTGTCTCAATTGCAATCTGCTGTAATAGCAGGAGAAGATGTGCAAGATCAGTACAATCAAAAGGTACAAGAGTTTATTGCGCTTTTACAACGAGGTATTCCAGCACAAAGAGATTGGGCGGCAACATTAGTACAAGTTGGAACTACACTCTCTTAGATTTCTATTGGAATAAATGGAATTAATTCTCTATTCCAGACGTTTGATGAAATTTTATCTGGTGATGTTGATGCAGTAGATGCCTTTACTAAGGTTTTAACTTCTTTATCAATGGTATTACCTCTTGTCGCCAATTTGGCTAAGACAGTCAGAACTGAGAATGTAAAAAATGCCATTCAATTCTTGGCTACTGGCGCAGCGGCAGGAACTGGTGCGGCAGGAGTAGCAACCTTTAGTGCTGCATTATATACTTTATTACCTATTGTTGGTTTGGTTGTAGTTGGTATCTATGCTGTTGTTAAAATTATTCAAGCTTTATATGTTAGTGCAGATGAAGCTTGTGAAAAGATTCAAAAAGCGACAGAAGCTTATGAAGAACAAACTTCTGCTCTAGAGTCTCTTAATTCTGAGTTAAAGACTACTAAAGATAGAATTGATGAATTAAATAGTCAAGATAGCTTAACTATCGTTGAACAAGAAGAGCTTGAAAAGCTCCAACAGCAAGAAGCATCTCTCGAAAGACAAATTAAATTGCAAGAAAAGCTTGCTCAAGATGCTCAAAAAGCACAAACGGCAGAAATTGCAAAAAATTACAAGAGATCTACTAGTGATATTGCTATTGGCCCAGATTTGACACAATCTCGTTCTTGGAATGAGAATAGAAATGATAATGGCGTTGAATACACTGTTTATAGAGATGAATGGGTTGACGCAGATACTTGGTTCAATAGTATTACTCAAGGATTGGACAAGACTTCTGACGCTTATTAGGATTATTTAGTTGAATATAGACAGTGGAAAGATGATAATGAATAGATTACTGCTGAATGGGTAACAGAAAATGCGGAAGCTATTCAAAGTGCAGAAGACAACTATAAGGCATACACCGATGCAATTGTTAATGGGGTCATTGATTATAATCCAGATACAATTGCTGCAATGCAAGAGCAATTATCTGCAATCCGCAAGAATCTTTACTCTTCTGATGGCGAATATGAACAAGTTGTTCTTGAACCTGTTCTTGACAATCAAGCAGTAAAGCAAGTATCTACTTAGCTTTATAATGTATTAGCAAGTGGCGATATTGAAGATGCGACAAGTTTAATTTCCGATTCTATTAAAAATGAGTTAATGCTCGCAGGTATTAGCGTAGACGAGTTTTTGACTTATCTTGATAATAGAGTAGATAAGACTAAAGCCGCAGTTGAAGAAAAGTTCTCTGATTTTAATTTCGATGAATTAACCGGCGAAGATTGGAATATCTTAGCTACTGTCAATCTTAATAATTTTGACACTGTTGAAGAATTAAAAGACTTTTTAGATAATTATAAAATCAATAATATCAATGTTGATGTTAGTGGCATTGATGAACTTAAAGATTTACTGGACACTTTAAATACAAGTCAAAGCGCGCTCGAAACTGCGTTAAAAGCCTATAAAGATCAAGAAGGCTATTTAACTATGGATCAAGTCCAAGAGTTGATTAATGCCGATGAAAGTTACGCACAATATATCGTTAAGGTCGGAGATGCTTATAAGTTAACTAATCAGTCTTTACAAGCACTTCTAGATTCTGAGCGTCAAGAGGAACAAATTCTTGACGCGACTATTGAATCTATGAAAGATAAATATGCCGTTAATACTGACTATGTTTAGAATTATGTTAGTATGTGGGATGAACTAGTTGAGCGTGCTAGTGAAGCTGATGCGGTAGATAATTATAACTTCGCAGATCAAAATGATGCTGACAGATTTAAGGAAAGAACGCAGGCTTTAAGCGAAAATGCATAGGCTTATCGTGACGGAAAGATTTCTGCGGAAGAGTATTTCTCTGCTATTAATACTAGAATTAGTGATATTAACGCTGGCTTCCAAGAGTTAAATAAAGAGATTGATGATAATGTCGATCAAACTGATTTGTATGAAGCTACTCTTGTTGCAGCGACCGGGTCTGTAGCTGATGGATTGGTAGATTTAAATAAGCAATTTAAGTCTGGCTCTATTAACATGGATGCGTATTATAAAGGTACTATTGCAGCGACAAAAACCTTAATTAGTGCGCAAAGCAAGCTTGATAAAAATATTACTAAAAATGCTGATGGCACTTGGGAACTCAAAGAAGGAGTCGATAGAACTACCGTTTCCGCTGAAGATTATGAACGAGCCATTTCTGATATAACTAATCTAAATGCTTGGGAGAAACAAGTTGCTCAAGCGGAAGATATGACCGGAGTTGTTGATAGTTTAGTAGATAATTATAATTATTTAGTACAATATGCCGATAGTTTTGGCGCTATTGATTTTACTATTGATAATAATTTTGATACTACGGCGCAGCAATTCTAGGATATGTGTTCTAGTATCGGGGCAGAATTAACCAATCTTGAACAAACCAATACTGAATCTTATAAACGTATTTTACAAGGCGTATTAGATTAGGGAATAACTTTAGCAAATGGATTAAATACCAGTTCTGCTGATTTGATGCGAGCAATGTCGACTGATGCCAGCGTTGCTAGTGCAGTTATCAATTCTACCATGCATGAAAGTGCAGGTACAATTACATCAGTATCTTAGGCGGCTGGCAGTGTTATCTCTGCGTTAGGAGATTTAATTTCTAATTTTGATTATGAATTAAATTTCACTCCTTTTGTAAAATCTTGGGGTAAGTTATAGATTGAAGATTGGTTAAAGGGTAAAGCAACCCTACCTTTTGAATTACCAACCTTGGGTCTAACAGTATCTGGTCAAGATAGCGGAGGTTCAATTTCAAACTTTGTAAGTGCTCTTTCTGAGGCCGGTAGTTATCTATCTTCATAGGGTATTGGGTCAGGGCAAAATGGTATTTACGATTATGGTCAAGAACCTGCAAATTTTGATCCAAATGGAGTTCTCAACCCTAATAGAGTTGGTTCTAATAATATTAGAGGTTCTAAAGGTAAGACTTATGACAAAGAGGATTTAAAGACTCTTCAAGAAGTCGAAGACCGTTACCATGAGATCAATCGAGAAATCTAGAGACAGGATGACTTGCTTGATGATTTAAGTAACACTACGGATAGAGCTTGGGGAACCGATGCCATTGATGGTTACGAGAATGAAATCAAGGCTCTTGAAAAGCAACAAGAACTCTATAATCAAAAGCTGAAAGAGGCACAAGATTATCTTGTTCAAGACTCTGCCCTAGTTAAGAAGTATTTTGCAGACGCGCAAATTGGCGCAGATGGCGAAATCACTAACTACGAGGATCTATTAAGAGAGAATCTTAATCTCTATAATGCCGCAGTTGAGCGTTATAATCTTGCTGTTGCTGGTAAGACTTTAAGCGAAGAAGAGCATACCGCTCTTAAGAATCAACTTGATGCAGAAAAGAAACTCTTTGAGCAGCGCCAGAAAGCACTTGAGCAATATGAAAGCACTCTAGATGTAGTTCGTGATACCACAGATAATATTCAAGAAAATGCTCGTTCTATTGCTGACAAGAAGCTTGAGGAAATCAAGTTCAAGATGGAGATTGTTCTAGACGTAAAGTCTATGAAAGATGCCGTCAGAGACTTGTCTAAAGAAATTGCCGAAATGTTTGGTGATGCATTAACCCATGGCCTTGAAAGTGCTAAATTATCTGCGGGAGGCGCGCAAGCTGAGGCGGCATTACTGCCTAGCTACCAAGAGGAATGGAACTCTCTTAAAAAGCTTTATGAAAGCACTACAGATGATGCGGATAGACGAGCTATTATGGATGAAATCCAGAGTCTGCAAGGTAATATTGTGGATTCTGCGAAAGCTATTGCAGAATGGGCAAACTCTATTGAGGATATTGTCCCAGATGCTGTTGATGCCGCTTCTGAGAGATTCGCAGCATTTACTGATCAGTTAGAGCATAATACTTCTGTACTAGATACTATCAAAGAACTTTATACTTTACAAGGTGTAACTTATAAGACCGCGGAAGGATTTAATCGTCTCCAGAAAAATAGCCAAGAAAAACTAAACGCTCAGTTAGCATCCGCTAAACTGCAAAGAGGCTGGTACGAACAGGCTTCTTAGAGATTAGAGGAAGCGCAAGCAAAACTCGATTCTCTTGGTGGAGATGAAACCGATTTGCGCTACGATGCTTATAAGAAAGCAAGAGACGCATATCTAGAAGAGTTTAATAAAGCTCAAGAAGCTTATCTATCTTCTGCTCAAAAAGCAATGGAAACAGCCCAAGCTATGTATCTCCAGCAAATCGAGAAAGCTGTCTATGAGTTTGGCCAAGCGGTATCTAATGGTGTTGGTCTTGACTTGCTACAAGATAAGTACGATCATTATATTGAGCAAAATGAACGTTACTTTGATAAAGTAAATGAAGCATATCAAGTATCCGCTTGGTATAACAAGCTTCAGCAAGACATCGACAACACTACCAATTCTGCGCACAAGGAAAGATTAAAGGCTCTCCAAGAGGAAATTAATCAACGCAGAGAAGGTAATAAGCTATCTCAGTATGACCTTGATATTCTCAATGCTAAATATCAAGTATTACAGGCTCAGATGGCTCTTGAAGATGCTCAAAATGCTAAGAACCAAATTCAGTTAGTAAGAGATAGCCAAGGTAACTGGAACTATCAATATACCGCGGATCAAGATTAGATTGCTAATGCTCAGCAAAATCTTCTTGACGCAGAGAATGATTGGTATAATATCGCTAAACAATAGGTAACTGACGTAACTGGCGAGATTGTTTCTACTTGGAAAGAGTGCTAGGATAAGATTAAAGACATCTATTCTGATATGACACTCACCGACGAAGAGCGTTCAGCATAGGCTCAAGAAATCTATAAGTATTATAGCGAGAAGATTAAGTACCTCGAAGAGGAAAAGCAAAACGCAATCGCTGATATGACAGAAGCAGGTAATAAGAACTTAATTGATAATGCAATTATCACAGGCGATACTATTACCGACTTAACTGGTATTACATCAGAAGAATTGAAGCAATTAGTAGCCAATTCCGGTGAAAGCATTGCTGATATTTTGATGAAGAATAGCGAACAGTTAAAAGAGATTGCGGGCAACAATACCGATCTTATCGACAAGTTCAATAATACTTATGCCAAAGATCTTGACGACATGACTCAAAATACCACGAATTTTGAGGACGAACTCCGCAAGTTATTAGATCAAGCGCAACGAGATTTTGATAACTATAAGGATAAAGTCCAAAATGTTGCTTCTGAAACTGGTACTACTCTTGATAACTTGGCGCAAGAAACTGATAAGGTTTCTGAAGCTACTGATCAATTAAGAGAGCGCGGAGATGAAGCTAAGGATACTTTGTGGAATATGATTGATGCGGCTCAAAATGCTTCTGATGGTTATTTAGAGTTAGCGCAATCCATCTGGGATACCGTTGAAGCATTGCGTGCTCTTGCTTCTCAACAAGCTCAATTTGCAGCATCTTCTTCTTCTAAAGGTAATTCTAGTAAGGGTTATGATCCAAATACCGATTATTCTGGTGTTATTATGGATGGTATTGCTAATGGATGGTTAGAATATGGAAGTAAAGAATATAAAGAATTAACAAGCCAACGTGAAAATAAAATTGATGATATGGGATTAACAAAAGAATATTTTGGAACTCGTGGCGATGCGGCAGATAACCGTTATAAAGATTCTACTTCTGTTGGTCAATATGAAAGTGAAGAAGAATGGAAGAAAAAAATGCAAGCATTGGGCGTTCCTGGGTTTGCTACTGGTGGATATACTGGTATATTTGATGATGCGAAACTCGCTTTCCTTCATCAAAAGGAATTGGTGTTAAATCAAAGTGATACCGAGAATATTCTTGCAGCAGTTCAAGCTGTAAGAGCTATCGGCACAGATTTGTTTAAGTCTATTGAGAAATCTCTTGACGGTAATGCGATCGCGGCAATGGCTCTTATGGGTCAGAAGCTTAATCCAGTCGCTACTACACCAATTCAAGATTCTATTGAGCAAACTGTTCATATTGATAAAGTAGAGTTCCCGAACGTGACTAGCCGCACTGAAATTGAGGAAGCATTTATTAGTCTTACTAATGATGCGGCACAGTGGGCTAGAAGAAAGACTTAATAAGGAGAGCTTTTTAGCTCTCCTTATTAAAGGAGTGAAAGGAGATAAACATGAATAATATATCTGAACAGCTATTGCAAGCTATGGATATTATTACGGAAGAAAGGCTAAGATAGTTAAAATATGACAAAACTATCCAAGCCACCGTTTATTCTATTGTAGATGTAGATGCTGGAGAATACAAAGTTAGATATAACGGCAATATCTTTTCCGCATTTAGTGAGGATACTAGCAAAAGCTATTCTATTAAAGACGTGGTTTATGTCAAGGTGCCAGAAGGTAATTTTTCTAATAAGAAGTTGATTACTTCTTTAGTAACTGCGAAGTCTTTATCTGACGCTTAGCTATCTGATTTAACTAATTCTGTATTTGAAGTATCTCCTACTTTTGATGCATTGTACGATGGAGCTTATGATGCTTCACAAAGTTATGGAGTCATTGCGGGAACGCCAGTTGGAGAGACCGGAAGTTCTACTTATATTTTTCAAAATAGCGAAGAATATGAGCAGAATGGATATCATGGTCTATTCCAACAATACTCTAACAATTATGAATATATTCGCTTGAAAGCCTCTTTCTTAACTTAGTTTCATAATATCCATAATCAAGGTAATTATGGTATTGAAGTTGAGTTTTATACCAAGGATAATAGTAGTGTAAAGTATAGATTAGATCTCTAGAACTTTAATGGCAATCCTTATGGATTCTCAGTCTACTCTCCACAGTAGATTATCCTTAAGGCGCAGAAGAATTATTTAATGGGACTTAAATCTATTAGACTGTTTGAAGAAGACTTTGTCTATGATAAAATTGTTAAGAATGGCATAGTTACAGATGAAGAGAATAGAACTGTTGCTAATATTTTTGTGAAAGATATTTCTCTTCAATATGTTGATATGCAAGATTTAAGTGATACGACTTATTATCTTACGATCTCTGCTCCTAAAGGTATTGCTTTTACGGATAAAGTATCTAGCTTGAATTTAGTTGGACGCTTAATTTATAATGGCGAAGACATTATGGATAGTAAGAAATGTGTTTGCCAATGGTATGAGAGAGATTTAAGCGTAGTCGTTGGTAGCGATGAATATAGCAAGTCCGCAGGCTTCGGATGGAGAAAGATTGCCGGATAGACATCTAATTCTCTTACTCTTGATGCAACTGATATTCTATATCAATAGAAGTATAAGTTAGTAGTAGTTTATAATGATAGTATTACTCTAACTGCGGAAATCGCTATATGGAATCGTAATGCAAGTTATGATTATTCTATTGAGCAAGTTACTGACGGAGCTGATATTAAACTACAGATTAGAAATAATGCTAATAGTGAATCTTTGGTGGGAGATTGGTATTTGTCTTATCCAGATGATAGTTACAGCTCTGTGCCGGAAGGAGAAAAGAAGTCCGAGATTGTCGTAAGTTCTTATTTGCAATACAGTTCTGTGACTTTCTATTGCATGGTGTATAATTCTGCAGGATAGTTTATTGGAACTTTAGAACATACTATTGTGAATAGCGAAAGCGAAGATGACGTAACTATTAGTTATATTGGTGAAGATTCCTTTAGATATGATGCTAATGGCGATATTTCTATTGAAGATGCAGAGAAAGAAAGAACTCTATAGGTTAATCTAGCATGGAAGGAAGGATTCGGCACTTCTTACTTCGTGTCTTGGTTAATGAAAGATGCGAATAATAAAGAGCACGAAATTCCCACCTCTAAAGAGCTTGCTTATAGTCCGGATAACTCCATGCTTGAGAATATTTGGGTTGACAAATATAATATTTTACACTACAATATTAAATAGAAGTATAGAGTTAATTTCAGTAATAATACAATTATTGTAAAAATAAGAACGATTACAGAATCTATTTATCTATTTAATAAAGAGATTCTTTGTCTGAAAGATGGCGACTAGGGAACCAATGGTACTACTTATATTACCGCAATTCGTCCATGTAATTCCGACGGCGTAAAGTTAAGTGGACTACAGCCTTTAAGATATAATAATGGATGGACTAATGATATTAGGGTTCGTTGTTATGTTTATAAAGATGGAGAATTGATTAACGGTAATAGTAAGTATTCTATTACCTATAAGTGGTAGGGAACAAACGTTACGGTAGAGAATAAAGAAGTGGTTACTGATTCCGTTGATCGAGTTTTAGTGCGCGGTATACCTGCGATTTCCGCGAATACCCCTAACGCAGAGTTAGCTTTTTATGTGAGAGTTCAAGTTACTATTAAAGATGATAATAGCTCGGTTGATATCTACGCTTCTTATCCTCTTGATGTTATCGTTGGTTCTACCTTGGCAAGTGCTATTGATATTGACACTATTCCATCTTATATCAAATATAATTCTTCTGGTTTAACCCCATCTTTCTATAGTAACGATATTAACTTCTATTATAATGATGTAGCTTATAATGATAATATTACTTCGTTAAATACCAATATTCTTACTATTAAGACAGACAATGGTAAAAAATATTTAGAACCAGCTTCTAGCTTTATCTTTGAGAATATTAAGGATAATGATTAGAGCAATATCGGTGTATTAAATCTTGCTATTCCAAATAGTAATGATAGATTAATTCATCCAATTATCATGTATCTTGATACTTATGGTAATGAAGCTATCAACGGTTGGGATGGAACAGCTCTTGATACTGGCGATGGAGAATATGTATTCGCTCCACAGGTTGGTGCAGGAACAAAAGATAGCCAAAATAGATTTACTGGCGTAGTCATGGGTAAAGATAGTGGCCAAGACAAAGTGGGTTTATATGGCTATCAGGAGGGCGTTAATACTTTCGGTTTAATGGAAGATGGTACCGCGTTCTTCGGAGCTTCTAGTGGAGGCGGCCGCATTGAGATTAATGGTAAATCTGGTTCTATTAAAGGCGGCGGTGGAGGAAATAATTCCACTGGTATGACTATCAATTTTGCCGATCTTAATCCTGGTAATAATACTACCGCAATCAAGATAGGCGGAGGAGTTTTTGAAGTTACATATGATGGTACTTTAAAAGCGACCTCTGCAACTATTGAAGGCTAGATTTTTGCTCAGTCCGGTAAGATTGGTTGTACTAGTAGAAATAGCAATGATGGTTGGACTATCGAGAAAAATAAGTTATATAGTGGAAATGGAGCAACAAGAGTAGAACTAAATAGCGATAAAGATGAAGAGTTTGCTATTTGGGCCGGGGCTACAAGTTCAACTTCTGCAAAAGATAGCTATTTTGCAGTTTCTAAAAAAGGTTCTCTCTACGCTAAGGAAGGTAATATTGGCGGATGGACCCTTAAGAGTAGATCTCTCTCTAGCAATAACAATAAAATTGGTATGGCTAGCTCTGGTTCTTATGTATTTTGGTCTGGTGCAAATACCGGCAATCCAGGTGATACTCCAGATTTTAGCAATAGTGGTACCTACTTCTATGTTACTAATGGCGGAAAACTCTCTTGTAAGAACGCAGAAGTGCGTGGTAACATTACAGCAGATAGACTTGAATGTGATAATGGTGAGATCGGCGGATGGACTATTAGTAGTAGTTCTCTACGAGGCGGAAGCACTTATCTATATTCTAGTGGTCGAATCGTTTGTGATGACCTCAATTGTGATGGTGGTAATATCGGTGGATGGACAATTGGAGAAGATTCAATTTCTGCTAGTGGCACTATTTTACAAAGTGATGGTAACATTTATACTAGGTTAGGTAGAATTGGTCTGGTCGAAGGAGAAGATAGCCAAGGTACTACTTATAACTTTGGAATGTAGGCAACTGGCGGTAATGGAAGTGTTATCATTCAAGCGACATATGGCAATGGTAACGTAGCTCTACGTGCCGCGAATTATATTATCTTAAATGGTAATAGACTTACTTGCACAGTGCCAGCCGCTAATCAGTCTGGTATTTATGCAAGATTTGCTTAAGGAGGGATAAATAATGCCGAGTGCTTCTCTTACTTTTGTCAGTGCAAGTCGTTCTAGTGTGCGAATTAGTTATGATGGAAGTGGGTGGTATATCCCTGCTAATGAGCCTGAACACAGTTCTGGATGGTCTACTGTAACAAGTACAGATACTAAACAAGTTTAGTAGAAGACCGTCACTTAGGTAGTTTATGATGTTGCTGGCTGTACTACTACTTGGCATTGGAGTTTTAGTGGTGGCAATGGTGGTTCTAGTTCTGTTAAGACTGGAACCATTACCATTGGTGGAATGACAGCAGGATCGAGAGGTAGCGTCACAGGAAGGCTCTCAGCTACAAGAAGTGCAAAACAAAAAAAAGAAGTTTATACACGCACTCGAACTCGTACTAAAACGACAGAAAAAGATGATAAAGGAAATACTACTACTAAGTATGGAGAGTGGAGCGATTGGAGTGAATCGGGTCCAAGAACAACATATAGCTCCGCAAGCAGTAAGAATTTAGGTTCTGCATCTGATACTTTAGTATTTTATACAAAGCCAGCTGAGTTTTCATGGGGTAGTGGCGTAGCTACTGATAAAACTATTTAGGTGTCTGGCGGGCTTTCAGCTAATAAGTGGAATACCTTAGTTGCTAGAGTGAAATAGCGAAAAAATTGGGAGAATCAATCTGGCGGAGCCAATTATAGTGATGCGGAAGTTAGCTCTGGTGAATTAGTAACAGCCGCTAAATATAATATTTTAGCCAGAGCACTTGGCGTAAGCCAAGTGACAGCACATACAGATAGAACTACTGGTACGCTTATTACTGCTAGCGTATTTATTGCATTATAGGCTGCGGTTAATACATGAGTTAAAGGAGATAACCATGTTAAATAAAGATATTGTCACGATGTATCGTGGGTTAACAAGCTTGGCTTCCGATCTGGAAACCAAGCTTCCCGCGAAGGTATCATTTGCTATTGTTAGGAATATTAAGCTTTTAACTCCTATTGTTGAAGATATTGATTTTGCTCGTCAATCAGTTGCAGCAACTTATGGAGTAGAAGTCGAGGGTGGATATAGTATTCCTGAATAGCAAATAGATACAGTTAATTAGGAGTTAACTGCGATTGCGGAAACAGAAGTTGATGTTCCTATTGTTAAAGTTAAAATGTCAGATATTGAGAACTTGAATATCTCTGTTGGTATCGCAGAAGCTCTTGAGTTTATGATAGAGGAAGAGGTTTAAGTCTCTTCCTCTTTTCTTTTTGCTTGGACGGATTTAATTATCTTAACCAAAGCAATTTTTATAATATATAGAGTTAGAGAAAAAGGAGGCGCGGAATATGCCAATTAGTATTTATCCACCTACTTTATAGAGTACATAGCCTGCATTTTTAGCCACTACGCCAGACTATGAAATCAAATATACTCTATAGAAGGTGACAAGTGCCGAGACTATTAAACATATTCAAATTCGAGTAGTTGAATAGCGCTCAAATTCTAGCATTGTAAATACTTCGAAATACCCAGATAATATTATCTATAAAAATGTGGATTTGACTAAAGAGTCCAGCCCTTATGGAATTAAAATCTTGGCTACGGACTTGCGGAAATCTTGGTCACCGGGCGTATGTTATAAGATTCAACTACGCTTTGGGTCTACTAATTTTCCTACTGATTTAAGTTCTTTTGCTGCATGGAAAAAAGAGTAGATTAACAATCAAACTTTTTCTGAGTGGTCTACAGTCATGGTTATTAAAGCTATCGCGCAACCAGAAATTTATATCGAAAATGCCGGTGCTTTAAGAACAGATGTTATTGCCAGTAAGTAGACAGAAGCTAGTTTAACGCCGTTGTTTGTAGGAGATTATATTGATAATGCTTCTGAGGAACCATTAGAGAAATATAAGTTTGATTTATATGATGAAACTGGAACAGAGTTAATCGAGTCATCAGACTGGATTCAAGCAGTTAGTGGTAAGAATAATTCTTACCGATTTAAGACTATGTTAACAAATAACGAGTCTTATAAAGTTTATTTCTCTATTGCAACGCGCAATGGATATGAAGCAAAAGTATCCTATGACTTCCAAGTTGTTAAAGTATATTTTGAGGCATTAGAAGGCGTGACAATGCGGGTAAATGATACAGATGTCTATTGTCGTGAAAATGGGTGTATACGAGTTTATCTAACTGCAAAAAATCCATTAACTGGATGCTATGTACTTACTCGCGCATCTGAAGAAAGTAATTATCAAGTGTATGAGGACTTAAAATATTTTAACTATTTTGAAGAAACTCTTAATGACAACCTAATTTATACAGATTTTATTATCGAGAGTGGCGTCAAATATAAGTATGCTTTCTAGTATCAAAACTCTCAAGGATTGCGGAGCGCGCCTTTACAGGAAAATGGTTCTCCTATTCCAGCGAGAAGTGTTGATTTTGAATACTCTTATCTCTATAGAGATGGAGTGCAATTGCGCTTAAAATATAACCAAAAGCTCAGTAGTTTTAAGCATACGGTACTAGCAAGCAAGCAAGATACCCTCGGAGACCAGTTCCCGCATTTAGCGAAGAACGGTTATGCTTATTATGCCGAGTTTCCAATTAGCGGTTTAATTAGCTTTTAGATGGATGAAGACTAGACTTTCTTGACTTTAGGGGCAGATGGTTATTATTATAATAATGAATTAGTAATTCCTAAAGATAAGTTTAGTGTGTCTACTGCGACAAGAGGAGAGACTACAACTCCTTCTTATCTTGCTATTGATACTAATATTACTGATGATAATATTTTTGTAGAGCGTAAGTTCAGAGAGAAAGCGGAATAGTTCCTTAATGATTTTACTTATAAACTCTATAAATCTCCTACTGAGGGAAATATTATTGTTGGTTTAATGAATGTATCAATGACACCTAATGCATCTCTAGGACGCATGATTTTTGAGTTCTCGGCTACCGCGTATGAGGTTCTAGAGAACACGCTCGAAAATCTTGATGAGATTGGCATTACCGATATTGGAGTTTTCACTAATGAAGTATCTACTGAAAAACAATCTGCATTTGGTCAAATTAGTGGTATTTATTCAGAATGCCCTGACGGGAATGATATCTATGCTTTAATTAAGCAATAGGAAGAAATTGCAGTTGGTGATGGTCGATATAAACTATCTCTTGTTAGTGTTGATTCTTTTTGGATTGAGAGATATCCAACCATAGACTTTGATGGCAAGATTTACGAATTAGAAGCAAAGAAAGCTGAGCAAGAGCAAGCTGGAGAAGATACTAAAGAGACAGAGGCTGAACTCACTCGTTGGGCGGCTCTAAAAGAAGCCGTCGGTAATGCTCCATCTTCTGCGGTTAAACTTGCTGTTAATGGAACAGATATTATAGTTGCGCCAAATAGGTTATATAGCGTCCGAGAGGGTGTTAGCTCTTTAAGTATGAGATCTGTTAAATATCCTATTATTGTGAATTATGTCTGCTCTTTGACAAGAGAAAGAAACGATGAAGTTGGCGAAGTAGAGTCTATTGATACTTCTCGTATTTGGGGTCAGATTTCTGGCATCTTTAGCGGAACTGATAAAGTCTTGAAGAATTATAAGTATTACTATGGGCCTGGCGAGACTCCATATCGCATCTATAGCGATTCAACTGTGGAGGAAGATAAGCTAGGTCGTATCTTAGTAGATAATACGAATTATAATGTCTATAAGACTGTCAATCTATACGATATTATAGAAGAAGAAACTCGCAAGCAAGTAGAGTTTATTTATAATATTCAAGGTGGATTTGAACAAGATGAAGATGGGAAATGGACGAATGGAATTATTTATTATTCTTTCTCTGATATTACTTCCTTCGATATTGAAGCAGACCCACAGACTATCTTATATATTGGTCAAAAGAGAGATGGTAGCGATAAACATCAAGTCATGCTTGGTCCAACGGGCCGATATACCCTTAGCCCGATGGATGGTATGATTAAGTATATTGCTTTATAGAAACCTCAATTCGCGGTTATTAACTACAAATGTTTAACCGCGCAAACAACAATGAAGTATAGCAAAGAAAGGAGTTAATATTCATGTTTGAGTATCTTAATGACATGGATTTTCTAACCTAGTTAGATAAACTGCATATGCGAGTATAGTATGCAAAGATTATCCTCCTTTCTTTTAAAGATGAAGAACCCATTAAAGAGATTTAGGGTTCTATCACTAGTGGTAACTTGAGCGTTAATGGTTCTTCCGCAATTAGAAGAACCATTAACCTTACTATGCTTGCCTCTATTGATAATAGTAATCTTGAGGATATTGATAATGAGATTTCTATTAACAAAAAGATTAAAGTTTTAATCGGTTATGATAATCCATTAAAGTCTTATAAGAACTATGGAGATATTATTTGGTTTCCTTGTGGCTTGTTTGTTTTATCTTCTGCTAATATTAGTCGCTCTACTAGTGGTTGGAATATTTCTATCACTGGTAAAGATAAGATGTGTTTATTAGACGGAACCGCAGGTGGCACTTTGCCGGCATCAATAACCTTCCATGAAACTCTTGTTTAGCTTGATAATGGAGATGTAGAGATTCAATATCCTACTATCTTCCAAATTATCTATGAAGCGGTAAATCACTGGGGTGGAGAAGCTATTGAGAATATTATCATTACTGATATTGATGAAGAGATTAAGATGTTAGTAAGATATATGGGAGATAAGCCAGTATATTTCTCCAATGACTACTAGAGTTTGAGCTTTGAAGCGCAAGAAGATTATCCGCATATGTTTAGTTATGGGCAAGATGCTGGATATAAGTATACTGATTTTACCTATCCAGGAGAGTTGGTATTAAATGCGGGAGACACAGTAGTAACTTTATTAGATAAGATTGTTAGCACTCTCGGTAATTATGAATATTTCTATAATATAGATGGTAAGTTTGTATTCCAAGAGATTAAGAACTATCTCAATACCGGTAGTCCGTTATTAGAGTTAAGTCCAGAAGATTATGTGCGCTCGTATAATAATGCAAAGTTTTTATACTCGCTTACCGATCTTGACACGACAACCGCGATTACCCGCAATCCTAAGTATGATAATGTGAAGAATGACTTTTATGTTTGGGGTAAGCGTAAGACTTCAACCGGCGTAGAGGTATCTATCCGTTATCATCTTGCTATTGATGATAAACCAGACATTGATCTAGCTATGTAGAATATGTGGGAAGTAAAGGATAAAAAATCTAATCTTATTGTTCGCTATGATTTTAATACTCTTGATGATTATAGTGTAGATGACTATATAGTTACCTTAGTAGGTACTCCATGCGATGAATGGAGAGAAGAGCTATATCGTCGTGCTCTTAATGCTTAGGTGTCTAATAGTGTTTATGACAATTATTATGATTCAGAGTTAATTGCGGAGTGGCGTAATTTATATAACCCAATGAACAAGAATTGGGATGCTACAAATCATTGGAATCCTGACGTGTTTAATGATCCAGGTTCTATTAACTTCTGGCTAGATTTTATAGATACTAGTTCTGCCCTTGGTAAGTATTCTATTAAGAATATTGGCCGTAGGACTAAAGTCGTTAATAATAATGACATAAAAACCGTATATAATAGCGAAGTTCCTGATGTTGTATTTATTGAAGGATTAGATTAGGACTTAATTGTTAAATATCAAGGAATTGGTTAGAGATTCTTTATTCTAACTAATGAATACTATGATATGTTCTCAATAAGCACTACTGGAACTAGTTGCTTTGACCAAATCCGAGAAATGATGTATTAGAATTTATGTTATAATACTACTATTTCTTTAACCTGTTTGCCGAAATATTATATAGAGCCTAATAATATAATTAGGGTTGAAGATAAAGATAGCAATATCTATGGTAACTATTAGATTACCCAATATTCTTTACCTCTTACTTATAATGGCACTATGAGTATTACTGCGACAGAAGTTTTAACACGAGTATAAGGAGGAGAGGGCGATGTCTGCTATTGGACAAATCTACTATCGTGTAGTAGATACAAGTAGCACTGGCGATGGAAAACATTATATTTCCTCTGGAATTGATATTTACAATGACATTGTAAATGCTTCTAGCGCTAAATAGTTTACCAAAGTTGGTATTCAGGCTCCACCCGGAGCGCAAGTTGTCATGAATGCTAGTAAGACTATCATGATTGGCCGCACTGGTATTTATGAGCTTGATGAAGATATTGTTATTACAAGTATGAAATTCGTTCGTCCTACAGTTTATATTAAAGACGAAAAAGAATCAGAAAGTAAAAAACAAGAAGGCGAGAAGATTATCAAAGAGGCTAAGGCGGCTCTTGAAGCTGCTATCGCTGCATTAGGAGAAGAGCCTACTGACCCAACTTCTGATGCTTATAAGACCTATTGGAATGGGTATAATGAAGCCAATGAGACTTACATTGCTGCATTTCAAAAGGGTAGTGCAATTTTAAATCAAGGTCTAAACGGAGTTTACAAAGAAGATAAAACTGTTATTGGTGAGTTAGATAACGTAATTGTAGACTTTATTTACGATCCACTCTAGGGATAAGGAGGTATAGACATGCAATCTTTCTACGGAGGTCCTGCTGGACAGAGCTTCGAAATTAAAAAGATATTTGAGTCTTATTATGGTCCTGATGGAGCGCAAGTTGACTTAGATAAAGGATGGACATCTCCTATCTCTGTGGGCGAATTTGTTATGGTATCTTATGGCTTGCCGTCTGATGCTACATACATGACCCGCATGAATTATGACTTAAAAGCGGGAAATAAACAAAACTTAAATTCTACTTTATGGTAGAAAGTATATGATGAATCTGCGGGAGAGGGTAGTGGTCTTAGTTATAAGCTTATTTCTTCTTGTACTGGTAATACTCCAAAGATTAGTATTACGACACCGGCAATCGTACTTCATGCGAATGAGCAACCAGATGTTGAAACTGATTTATCTAATCAAGATATGCCAGTTATTCAATTTAAGTTGCCAAGAGCATAGGTACTGTCAATGCCGCAAGAAGCAACCGTTCTAAATGCGGATGAAAAGCCAAGTGTTGTGTATAATGATGATGATATTGATCACCCAACCGTGCATTTTAATATTCCGCAGTCTCAAGTAATTGATTAGGTTACAGTTGATGTGATTGGTGTTGGGGAAGAACCAAAGGTCAGACTTGACTTAACTGACATTAACCGACCTGTACTTAAATTCCAACTACCTGTAGCTCAGGAATTTTTAGATAGTAATATTCTTCACGAAGTATTAAATGCTGATGCTGAGCCAACCGTGAGTTTTGGTTATAGTGAAGAAGATACTCTCCACGAACATCCTATTTTGACATTTTCTCTGCCCCGTAGCCAAGTAATGGCTGCGCCAGAGACAGTTACTAGAGCGCCAGACTTTGAACCCAAAGTAACTAATGTTGGAACAGTTAATGCACCTAAGTTACATTTTGACTTGCCCCGTGCGGTTAAATTCTATTATGGTAGTTTATTAGGACAAAAAACCGGTAAAATATACACTCTTACCGATCCGCTTTTCGCCAATTATGGAGTTGGAGATTACTATATCAATGAAGCTACTGGTTTTATTTATAAAGTAACTAGTAAGACGGATGATACTACTTGTGTCTTTGAATATCAAGCAAGTATTTAGCAACCACTACCAGTAATCAAAGCTAGTGCTATCGCTCCTTATATCGAAGGCGATGAGGGATTTAAACCTGCGGTCCCGCTAGTTGAAAGGGCACTAACAAACGCGGAAGGTACCGAATGGCAGCTTGAATTTAAGCTCCCATAGACTCCGAAGCCCGCAGTTTCTTCTACTTTTGTTGGTTCGACAGAACAAGGATCTGTTACTTCTGCTATTACTAGTGAAGACACAGTAACCTTTACTTTCAAGATTCCAACTGGTAGTAAGCTATTCGCAGGTCTTGAGATTACTGCTGATGGAGCAACTACTGCTATTGATGGCGCGAGAATCGGAGATATTTATCTCAATAGCGAGACTGGCGTTTTGTATACTTTAACCACTAATGGATGGAAAGCTAGCGAGAAAAGTATTAAAGGTCCTGTTGGTGATGCTCTTAATATTGAAGCTGAATATCATTTAACTGAAACCGCGGAGTTCGCGGCTAGTTTAGCTAATGGCGTCACTTATATTTAGGAACACTATTCTGGCACTATTGATTCTCATAAAATCTTTGCTATTACTTGGGCCTTGCTTGATAATGGTGGAGATGTATCTTATTGGTATTATAAGACTAATACTGGTGAGTGGGATAGAGCGTAGTTAACTGGTGGCGTTTCTAGTTTAATCGAGTAGTCTTATAAGGAAAATGTTGACAATAAAACTTACTCAATCAATTATATTAACTCGCTGATTGGTGGCGATGGAGATACATCAAAAACGGCTTATTCTAAAGATTAGGTATAGAGCCTTGTTTCATGGGGATCTTTCCAAGACCTTATAGAAAAGCCTTGATTAAAGGGAGGATTTAATAATGGCTTTATTTAAGATTTATAGAGGCGAGGAAGAGCTTCTCACTCAAATCCCCATGCATGAGGGATACGCCTATTTCTGCGAGAATACAGGCAATCTGTTCATTGATATTTCTAATACTGCTGGTGGACGTATTCAAGTTAATGCATATGCGGCTTCTATTTTGAAGAAAGACACCAAAGAGATTGACATTGATGATATCTTTCTTACTAATATGACTGCTACTGTTGCACAGGGTGGTACTGGACAGAAAACTTTAACAGTTAATGCTTTACTGCTCGGTAATGGTACTGATGCAGTTAAGATGGTGTCTATCGAGGAAGGTGCTATTGTAACTGGAAATTCTACTGATGGTGTCTCTGGTCTGTTAGGTACTGGAGCATTATTCGCAGAGGTTTCTGGTGTTCCAAAGTTCGGTACTCTACCTATTAAAGCTGGTGGTACCGGGGCTACGACTGCGGCGGCCGCGAGAGCTAACTTAGATGTGTATAGTAAGAGCGAGACAGACAATAAGATGGATGAAGTAACTACCGTCTCTTATACAGTTACTCTTGCTCAAGCCAACTGGGTACATTCTGGAGATACTTATACCTATTCTTATAGCAATACTAATTTGAAGTGTGGCAAGAATGGTAATGTACCTCCAATCATTTCCTGGGTTAGTAACCATGATGATTATAACAAGATTGATAGTGCACAAGCAACTGTTGGATCTGGTATTACCTTCACGGCTAGCAAGGCCATTGAGGGAGATATTGAAATTGTCATTATCGACGTAAAATAAATAAAAAAAATAGGGAGAACCTTTTAATTAAGGTTCTCCCTATTTTTTGTTTTAATGGCAAACTTTGTCTTTAAGATGGTAGTGCGGAATTTCCTCATTAAACCACTTCCAACGAAGATAGTCGTCGAGGAAGATAGCTATAAGAGCTAATCCGAACCACGCGAATGAGAAAGGAAGACAAATCTGCCCTAATATATTGAAAGGTAAATTTGAATAGTCCCAAATTCCTAGTTTTAGGACTAGATTCAAAATTACGCCGAATACAAATTCAAGTGAGGTAACTATTGCGGCTCCAATAGCTCCTTGTTTAATGATAGACGTTTCCCAAGGTATAACCTCATTTATTTCTCCAATAAGAACGAAACAAAGTCCGCCCAAGAGAAACATTGACCAATGTATCATACCACCACTGATGAAAGTCTTAAACAAGAACTCTATAATAAAATAGAGAGAACCTCCAACAGTGAATAAGGTAAGGAACTTATTCAGCCTAGCCTGCATAATCTAACTTTACCTATTCTAATTCTTCTAGAGAAGATGCTCCATAGATAGAAATTTTATACTACTGCATTTTACGATACATTGGATATACAGCCGCAGAAATGGATATAGACAATGCAACAAGATTTTCTAATGTCCAAGGCGAACACTCTTCGTGTCGAGCGTGCCATTCTAGAGATGGGGATTCAATGCCAGCTTGAATAGCGATCTGATATTGACTTAAGTTAAGACTAATCTCAGACTAATCCTCCATTGTAATTCCATATTCTTTTCCATCGGTCCATGTTAATGGATGAGAAGCAAGATATTCTGCGAAAAGTAGCTTGTTCTTCTCTTGCTTAAGCTCTTTGGCTTCATCTAAACTATAGCGATAAATAAAACTTTGAGTTTCATTATCGAACTTATATAGGTTAGGTGTAACATTGGATGGAATTTCTTCAACCTCGATAACGCGAACTGCGTTAGGAGAGTTAATTGTATCAGCTTGGATTAAGACATAATGAGTGTCACAATCAGAGCCGATAACCCCAGTGCCTTCTTCTTCTGAACAGGCAACGACAATACCATTAGAAGATTGCAGTTTAATGTAACGAAGATTGTCGAGAATATCAACTACAATATTCTCACGATTTAATAATACATACATTACTTTATTTCAACTCCTTTGAAAAGTGAACGAAAATAGTTATCCATATCTTGGATAATATAGAAGCTAGAACCTTTAGCGATATGCGCTCTCCAGCCTTGATAAGATTTTTGAATCTCTTCTGTTGGAATTTTACCCTATTTCCATAAAGATGCCATTTTGCGAAGTTTTCTGCGCTAATGGACAATCTTTTTCTTAAAAGGTATCTAGATTACATGATTTGTAGTAGTTAGATAGAAATTCCATTTAAGATACTTAAATGGAGTGCCATGAACCTTATCTTTAGGTGCGATAGGGGTAATGCGCGAGATAGTGGTTTTCTTCTAGTTAAGAGTAAGACCTATATCTTTTAATTTCTTCTCTATCTTAGCTTTACATTCTGCTAAGTATTTGCTATCGTTATATAGAAGATAAGAATCATCCATGTAGCGTCCATAATACTTAATATGTAATTCTTCTTTAATGAAATGGTCAACTTCGTTCAAAGCTAGCAATGCAAACAACTGTGATGTCTGACTTCCTAATCCGAGACTTTTAGCTTCACACTCATAATATTGATGATGTGGCCGGAAAGACTGGATATCCGCAGGTATATATTTTTTGCCTTTAGCAATATAATACTATTTGCCCGGAATTGGATGCTTATCTTTTGTTAGTTTAAAAGAAAATGTATCAATTAAGTATGAGCATAATTCATAGATTTGAGGGTCTTTAATAACGCGCTTAGCAATTTCTTTAAGAGCCTCATGGTCGATAGAATCAAAGTATTTACGAATATCAATTCGTAAAGCAAAGAAATCATTTCCTAACCCGTATTCTCTATGAGCCATCTATAAATGTTTCTTTGCTCTTGTTAAAGCAAAATCTATACCTCTATTTTTAAGTGTTGCACAGTTATCATAAATAAACTTAGGAGTTAATTCTGGCAATAAGCTCTATTCACATAGAGCATTTTGTACCAGTCTGTCGTTGATATGACACGCTCTTATATCTCGTGGCTTGCCTCGTTCAATGATTGAGAAACAACTAAACACAAGCTACTTGTATTCACAAGCTCGCAAATCAGCTTCTGTTTGTAAGATTGTTTCAATTCTATTCTCTTCAAAATTGATTGTACTATCTTTCCATCGAACATTTCGACAAACTCGATAAGAGGAATCATATAATGCGTCAAAACTACAAAAACGCTCGAAAGATGTCTACTACTAACTCAACTTCTTTCTCCTTATCATACAGTAATAGCGGTTACTTCGCGAGCTCCGCATCTGTAATCGTATTCATTTATCCGTCGCAGAGACGAAATAGTCAAGTTCTCCTTAGATGAAAAGGCATCTACCTATAATATACTATTTAATAATATGTTCTATTCCTTCTCCTTCTTAGTCCACAAGAGTGAACCAATGCATCCAGAATAAACCATAATTAGATGGACAATAATATATTCTGGGGTACTATTCTAGGTGTTGCTCGTCTGCGCTGCTTCGCAGCTTGACTTGCAACGTGATAGCTCCATCTAATCCGGCGCGAGGCCATTGCTGTTGTTGTAGTTGTTGTTGTTCGCGTTCCCGTTGTTGTTGACATTGCACACGTTGTTCGAGTTGTTGTAGTTGCGCGAGCGAAAAATACAGAACTTGACATCTTGTAAAATCATTACCGACCTCTTCTATAACTCTTTGGCTTCTAGTAGGAATGCTCGTAGATTAAATAATCTCGATTAACTCTATCCTATAAAGTTTCTTTCATAGCCTTTGTTAAACGAGCAAGATGCTCAAAAGAGCGCCGTTTCTTCTGGTTAGTCTATGCGTATTCGAAGATACAGAGATCGATTTGACGAAAGATACTGTCGCAATAAGCGATAGCCTAATTCCAATATTTCTTTCGTGCAATTAAAGTTTCCTAACTATTCAAGTAGATCTCACTAGCTTGATAGCAGGCGGCATGTATGCCTTTTCCGCATTTGATAATATCTAACCCGAACGCTTGGAAAGGTTGTCCCTCTCCAAGCAATCCAGGCTTTTTAATTTGTTTTCCAGATTCGTCAAACTCTCTAGGACGAGTTAAGACTAAAATGTAATTTACCAGTTCACGTGATTTCTAGAGACACTCACGCTTGGATTTATGTCGATCTTTTGTTTTTACAGACAAAATTAACGCCTTCCTTTCTCATTATTTATATGAGAAAACTGGCTAACATTTTAATCTATACTGTCCCACTTTTGAAAGTTTTTAATTACCAATGACGAAAGCCGGCGCGACGCCCATGCTGTTGTTGTAGCCGTAGCCGACATCGCACACGGAGCCCGAGCGGTTGTAGTAGCGCGAGCGCTCCCATGGATAACCATAACTACTCGTGGATGTATCTCCTAAATACATGACACGTGTAGCGTTGCTAGTATAATAACTATACGCAAAATTCTTGCCATTAGTACACTCTGCTCTTGATGTAGTAGAGTTAGCAGTAGAAAGAGGAGAATAAGAATCAAGTCCAAACTCTCTTTCAGAAAGTAAGAACACTGTTTCGTTATTATAAGTAGGAGTACCATTACGAGAACCATCTGTAGATGGGCAAGTACCCTTACTTACAGTCTTAATAGCTGCTTTACCTGGGAAAGCATTATAGTAATTCTGACATAGACTTCTAGCGGTAGAACCGATCCAAACTGCGTTACTACCGAAAGCGGTATACTGAGATAAGCAGTTCTTAGTCTGGAACGTAACTGTATTATTAGCATCTTGATCTACACCGATAACTCTAATTAAGTGAGTAGTAGTACCTAAAACTGCGCTAGAAAGTGTGACAGATTTAGTTGTGCCAAGAATAGCACCACCATTACTAGTTTTAATAGAGGCACCAGTATGAGAAGCAAGATAGTTCTTTAAACCAGCAAACCATGCCGCATCAACAGTACTACCATCAGCGCCCCAAGACCAATATTCTGCGTTAACAGTAATAGTCTTACTAGAAGGCGCAGTATGGTTAGTGCCTGCAGCGACGCTAATGGTAATAGTTTTTGCGGAAACCGCAGTAGAACCATTACCTTTAATAGTAAGAGTATTGCCATTAAGAGATAAGGTCAAACCAGAAATACTAGTAGGACTATAGCTAATAGCACCATTGCCCGCGCGAGTAATAGTAACAGCTACGCCGGAGCTATAGTTATTACCATTAATGGCTACTGTCGTTGGACTTACACTCAAACTACCTGCCGCCTTGTTGATTGTCCAATTGACATTGATCGCGGCAGTGGTTCCGTCCGCCCAGCGATAGTTACTACCGGGCGTAAAACTAGCTGCATAAGTTCCCGCGTTAGTAGCAGATATAGTACCACCAATAGTCATGTAACTAGTGTTATAGTTATTCCAATAACTGGCGCTATTGATGGATTGCGGATTCCCGTTATAGGTAAGATTACTCTTCCACGTAGGTTTAGCTATAGATTTACGATTGACTGTGACATTAAAAGTCGCAGTTTGAGTAACTCCATTTTCTGTGTAGCTAACTGTAACTACTTGATTTCCAATAGTTGAAAAAGTTGTTGGAGAATAAGAGTAGCCAGTTACAGTTTTAGTTTGAGAATCGGAATAACTAGCAGTAACAACCATACCAGTAGTAACTAAAGTATCTCCATACTCATAGGTTAACTTATTAGGTTTAGTAGTTATAGTAATCGCGGAGAGCCTATGCGTGACTGTGACTGCTAGAGTCGTAGTGCAAGTTTCTCCGCCCTCAGAGTAAGTGATGGTTACGGAAGTAGTACCATCAGTTAAGACGCTAGGGGATACAGAATATCCACTAACTTCCGCGGTTGCTAGAACCGCTTGCCCAGTACCATAAGATGCGGTAACGACCATACCGGCGCTATTGAAGCTATCGCCCGCAAGATAGCTGGTCTTAGTAGGCTTAGTGGTGACTTCGATCTTCATAAGAACGATGCCGCTTCCTCCACCTTTTCCGCCTTGCTCAGCTAAAATACACTTAGGCAAGATTATAACCTCCTTCGTATCTAGCTCTTTTAAAAATGCCAAAAGATTTTCCGAGAAAAAGTACACTTTTTTATGGGAAAAATACTTCCAGAAACTAGATAATAAAAAATTGGGAAAAAGGTATAGAAACCCTTTTCCCTTCAAGTAGGTATCTTACCTTTTCAGATATACATAAAAAACAAGCTAAGAAAATTATTTATGATTGACCAAAGCCCAGTTAAGTGTACTTTTTAGAAGATGAAAGGAGAATTAAAGTGAGCTTAAAATGTATTTTGCAAGGTCAAGATTCGAAAAACTTGGCTACTAAAATTGAATTAAATTAGCATATAGAAAATAAAAGCAATCCTCATGAAGTGACAGCATAGCAAGTTGGAGCGATTAAATTTACAAGTAGATATGAGGCAGGCACCGAAGAAGAAATTGATAATGCATTAGAAACTATAATTAGTGCTGGGCTGCCTGGAGATACACTCTTTGGAGAAATTGTTATATCTACTAGTAATTTAAGCCTATTAGGTGGTGGATGGGGAATCCGTTTGCATCGAGGAAATGATGGGTACGCAGATGTAATTGCTACTTTAATGAGTGATAATGTTATTAGAATTAAAACTCGCGTAAAATATTAGGGAGTGTGGATGCCGTGGCAAAACTTATCAGATGATGATTCTATTAGTTAGGCCACAAAAGGATTCGGCTTAGGAAATACCGTAGGATACGTTCTATTAGATGCTAATACAGCTGTTCATGGAGGATTTTATTATTGGGGACCAACAGCTCTTAATGTACCATTTCCATACGGTGCGATGATAGTTATTCCCAGATCAGCAAGTTCTAGTAATAAACCTAGCTTAACTCAAATTGCTTCGCAAGAGACTAGCGGAGTGTTAGAAACTCATGCGATATTGGCTGTACGAAAGGCTAGTGATAATGGAGATGGATCTTGGGGAGAATGGGAATACATCAACCCGCCCATGGAGTCAGGCATCGAGTACCGCACCACGGAGCGGTTCTGGGGAAGACCGGTATATTATAAAATCATTGATTGTGGACAGATTGCGGACAATAAACAAGTAGAGCACGGAGTTGCAAATATGCGAGATTGCATATTTTGCCAAGGACTGCGTGGCGCTATGCCAATGCCTAGCATTTCCAACAATGATTTGTCAGACCCATGGAGCTATTACGTTGCTGACGTTAATCGTACAAAAATCACACTTGCGTGCGGCACAACTGCGGCAGGAGGTAATTGTCATGTAATACTTAAATACACCAAAACCACAGATTAAGGAGGGGCACCATGAAACTCATCAAATATCAACTTTGCACGGAGATTAACCACGGCACAAAGGATGAGCCGCAGGTTGAGCAGGTTTTCTCCGCTGTCACACTTGGTTGGAGCGAAGCCAATGAGGAAATCGCCAAAGCGGAAGCCTACAACGGCAAGTATACCATTGAAGAAGAGCCAGATAATCGTCCATTCGAAGAAATTCAAACAGAGAAACTATCTAATCTCTCAGAAACTTGCAATCAAACTATTGTCGCTGGCATGGACGTAGAAACAACAGAAGGTATAGAGCATTTTAGCCTTGAAGAAACAGATCAAATTAACTTAACGACAGCTCTATCTGCAATTGAACAAGGAGCCAAGGGATATCCCTACCATGCAGATAAGAAGTTATGTCGTATGTTTACTGCCGTAGAACTCAAGGCCATTGCCGAAAAGGCTACCGCGCATAAACTATACCATACAACTCTTTGTAATCACCTCTTAATTCTAGCAAGACGCGCAACTACAACCGCAGAATTAGATAACATTACTTATTCTGCGGATTGCCTTCCTCCTGATCTCGCGGAGAACATGAAGAAGATTCTAGTTGCAGCTGGGATTACTGAATAATTTTACCAAAAAATTTGGCAAAGTTGTTAAATCAACTTTGCCAAATTTTCATTATATAATGAGGTGATAAAGGTGTTATATGGATATGCAAGGGTTTCATCAAGAGATCAAAATCTAGACCGATAGATTATTGCATTAACTGATGCAGGCGTAGATAGAGATAATATCTTCGTCGATAAACAATCAGGTAAGGACTTCAATCGTCCAGCCTACTAGGATTTAGTGAGTACGATTCAGCCAAATGATATGATTATTATTAAGAGCATTGATAGATTAGGTCGTAATTACTCAGAGATTCTAGAACAATGGGGATTAATTACTAAGACCAAGAAAGTAGATATTAAAGTATTAGATATGCCATTATTAGACACGTCATATTGTAAAGACGTTATGGGTACATTTATCTCTGATCTTGTCTTATAGGTATTATCCTTCTAGGCTGAACAAGAGAGAACCTATATTAAACAAAGATAGGCTGAAGGAATTGCGGCCGCCAAGTCTAATGGCGTCTAGTTTGGTAGACCAAGGAAACCTCTTCCCTCGAATTTCGAGGAACTATATCAGCGTTTCCGCAAGAATGAACCAATTACTAGACTCGCGAAAGAATGTCCAGAAATCTCAGAATCTACATTACGGCTCCGCTTATAGGAAAGATTTGATTTGGACAGAAAAAGATAATCAATCTTCCTTTTGTTTGATATATTATATACAATAAGGAGGAATTATTATGCCAGAAATTGTGATTCAAATTATCCAGGTGTGTGTTATTCCTTTACTCGGTATCTTGACTAAATCCCTCGTGGATTATTTATCCGCAAAACGAGATGAAATTAACTCTAAGACCGACAATGAGATTGCTCAGAAATATACCAATATGATTTATCAGACTGTCGTTGATTGCGTTATTACAACCAATCAGACCTATGTAGATAGCTTGAAGAAATCTGGAAGCTTCGATGAAGCAGCTCAGAAGGAAGCATTTAACCGCACAATGAACGCTATTATGACTATTCTAAGTGACGATGCTAAGGAATATATTACCGAAGCTACAGGTGACTTAAATACTTATCTCACTCAGTTAATCGAGGCCGAGGTTAATAAGCGTAAATAACAAGAAAAAGGGAGCCTAATAGGCTCCCTATATTTTTTTTCAAAAAAATTGGCAAAATTTTTGGCAAAAATGTAAAATCGTCCATAGACGATTTTCATATACTAATGAAAGGTCAAAGGAAATATTTTTTAGGAGGTAAAAAATTTTGGCAACTAATTATCCATACTATCCACAGCAACCTATGTATCCAAGACCAGGTATTCAATATGTGGATCAGACCTAGCCGCAAATGGGTATTAAAGGCCGGCCTGTATCTTCTATTGAAGAGGCCCGTGCCATTAGCATTGATTTCGATGGCTCTGTATTTTATTTTCCTGATTTAGCAAATAGACGTATTTATACTAAGCAAATAAACATGGATGGCACAGCCAGTCTTAATGTTTATGAGCTAAAGAATGAGCCAGTCGTCAGCTCTCCTCAGTATGTTACTAGAGAAGAGTTTGAGACTACATTAGCGCAATTAAAACAAGCTATGTTAGGAAAGGAGCCAGAATCTCAGCCAACTCCGACGCAACCGCAGTAGACTGAGAAATTTAAGTTTTAAGGAGACATGAATTATGAACCCAATGCAACTTATCCAAATGCTTAGGAGTGGACAGAATCCTTAGCAACTCGCTATGAATCTGCTAGAAAGCTAGATGGGTGAGACCCCAATGGGTCAAAACCTTTTAAATCTAGCCAAGAATGGTCGATCCGCAGATATTGAGCAAATTGCTCGTAACTTAGCTAAACAATAGGGAATAGATTTCGACAAAGAATTTGCCGCCTTTAAAGAGATGCTTGGCCTTTAATCATCTTATTAAAGGAGGAACATTTTTATGTTCAATAATTCTAATGGCTATAGTCTAGCTGATATTGCGGCTGCTACTGGTAGTAACAACCGTAATGATGGTATGTGGGACAACGGTGCGTGGTGGATTATTATCCTCTTCCTCTTCTGTTTCAACGGTGGTATGTGGGGTAATGGTTTCGGTCGCGGCATGGGCGCTGGATCTCCTGCATATCAAGGAACTACCACTCGTGAAGAAATCGCTTATGGTTTTGATATGAATGGTTTACAAAATAGTATTCGTGGCGTACAGCAAGGCCTTTGCGATGGTTTCTATGCAATGAATACTGGAATGTTAAATAATTTTGCAGGTGTTAATAATGCAGTATGCTCTCTCGGTTATCAGACTGCTCAACTTGCTAACGGTTTAACTTCTGATATTGTAGCTAATCGTTTTGCTGCACAACAGGGTGTATGCCAGGTTGAAAATGCTATCAATCAGGCTCGTTATGATAATACTATTGGTCAGAATAGTATTGCTCGTGAGATTTCTGATTGCTGCTGCGAGAATGGTAGAGCTCTAGAGCGTGGTTTTGCTGATGTTAACTATAACATGGCTACTAATACTTGCGCTATCCAGACCTCTATGGCAAATCACACCCGTGACATTATCGACAGTCAGAATGCTGGCACTCGTGCTATCCTTGATTATCTCTGCCAGGAGAAAATCTCTGATCTCCAGAGTGAGAACCAGGCTCTCCGCCTTGCTGCATCTCAGCAAGCTCAGAACAACTATCTGGTCAGCCAGCTCGGCACTAAGGCACCCGTTCCCGCTTATATGGTTGCAAACCCATACTGTAACTGCGGGACCGCAGCTTATGGTTGCGGCTTAACTGCCTAAATTAACCTATAAGGGGAGAGTAATCTCCCCTTATATTAAAAACAAGGAGGATTTGTATTATGGAAATTACCGCTAATGCTGTGCAAACAGTCGCGGCTAATCAAGATGTTTTATTCACAAATGTTGCTATCGCAGGCAACTCTTCTACCGTTCATCGTAGCGGTAGTGGTCAAGTAACTTTAAGAGGTTTGACTAATTGCCAGTGTCGTGCGCGTTTTCGCGTGTCCTTTGGAGGTAATATTGCGGTTCCCGCGGATGGTACTGCTGGGCCAATTTCATTAGCTATTGCTATTGATGGAGAACCTATCAATACCACTACCATGATTTATACGCCAACCGCAGTTAGCACTTATGGTAATATTTTTGGTGCTATCTTTATTGATATTCCACGTGGATGCTGTGGAAAAGTAAGCGTAAGAAATATCTCTACTATTCCAGTAAGTGTTCAAAATGCTAATCTAATTGTTGAAAGGGTGGCTTAATTTATGGAACGACTAAAGCATATGGAAGAAGTCTTAATGGGCTGTGTTCAGGCACAGTTAAGTCATCTTGATACAGTAGATACTGAGGAATTAGGTCAGGCTATTGATATGATTAAAGACCTTGAGCAGGCTAAGTATTACTGCTCTATTGTCAAGGCAATGGAAGAAGCCGAAGAGGACGAAACTAAAGAAAAGAGCCATCACCATAGAGATATGGATAGAGTATATGGAAGAATGTATTATGAAGGTCCAGACGGCCATTATCCATGGAAAAAGCGCGATCGCGATGAAGATTGGGAGAGTTATCCTTATTATCCTGAACGTGGACGCGAGATTGATATTCGCGATTCTCGCGAAGGCCGCAGTCCAATAACTCGTCGTATGTATATGGAATCTAAACAACTCCATAAAGATAAGACAGAAAAGGTTAAAGAATTAGAGAAGTATATGCAGGAACTCTCTGAGGACATCGTAGAAATGATTGATGGAGCTTCTCCAGAAAATGACTAGCTTGACCAATAAGATCGCGCAGTTAAATCTCAATGCTTAATATTAACGGGGTAAGTTGGAGGATATTGCTAGTATCTCCAACTTCCTCTACTCTTGCTAGGAGCGATGGGTCATTAGCTTCTGGGGCTTGTGATAATGATACTAAATGTATCTATATCAATGAGAATCTTAATTCTTCTTTAATGAAGAGAGTGTTATGTCACGAAATAACTCATGCTGCTATGTTCAGCTATGAAACTGATTTAACCGTTGAACAAGAGGAGCTATTAGCGGATCTAATAGCTACTTATGGATAGGAAATAATTTCTAAAACCAATGATATATTTCAACGATTAAAAGCAAATAAAGGGGACTTGTCAAGTTAAAGACAAGTCCCCTTTATTTTGTTATTCGGGTCTAATTGGCAGTTCTAACGCTAATTCGTAATATTCTTTAGCTTGACCATTCCCACCTAATCCAGAGTATATTCGATAAAACTCACTTAATTGGTCATATTGCTCTTGTGTCATATAACTCTATTTAATATAAGCTTTACAAAGCTACACCAAACGGAATTTATAAGACGAAATAATTAGCTACATATGACTTTTCTCAATATCTTTAGTTTCCATGATATATTTTCGGAGTTCTTCGATTTCTTTCTGAATCGGTTCAATGCGGGAGTCTATAGTTTTTTCTAGCTCAGTATCTTTATTCTCTTCAAGTAGTTTTTTGTAATTCTTTAACTGGCCATGTAAATATTTACAAAAAGCTAAGGCTCCCGCCGATACTAAGCCGAAAAAAATCTCAACTAAATGTTCAGTAACAAAAGTAAGCATAAAATCCTCCTTCCTTAAACCTCTCAAGAAATTTAAGAGTTAAGGAAGGAGGATTATTTTATTTAGACCGCATCCTTACCAAGCGCATTTATTCTTTTTGATATGATGTGTCCCGATACATACAGCATCTGCGATATCCTAGATAACATGGATACCATAATTCTATTCTACATAGAGCTGAGCATTCTTTTTCTATTCTGCTCTTGTTTTACCTTTAATACCTAAAGTAGATTTCCAAGATGCGGCGAGGACCGTTGAATGAGGGATCTGGATTTCTTGTAGTAATTCTGAGACAACTCCATAAACCTCTGCCAAGACCTTAAAGGTCTAAACATTATTAGCCACATTGTTCTATTGCTAAATATCTTCAAAGATTACTTCGTCGATATTATAATCTGCAACTAAAGTCTAAATACCCTATCGCAACTAGACTAGTCTAATATCAGTATTTGGATCATCTAAAGAAATCTTGCCGTAGGACTTCAATTCACCATCTTCAAAGATAGCCCATCCCGTAACCTTTGAGGCTTGGTCGAGGGCTAACAAGCGACTCATTACTTACTTGTAGAACCGAATCCGCCTACGCGCTCGCCTGTCGCAGCATCATCATCGGTTACTCCATAAGTATGAATAATTCCTTGTCCAATCTTATCTCCACGCTTAAGATGAATAGCAAAAGGAGAAAGATTGATAATCTGGAAGAAAATTTCACCCTCATTATCAGGGTTATCGCAATAATCGGCGTCAATGATACCGATACTATTACCGATAATCAACCAATGCTTAAGAGGGGTAGAACTACGGGCACTCAGTTCGAGGTACTGACCAGGCTCAAGATGACACTTCATACCAGTAGATACAAGAGGAATTTTGGCTTTTAGTTCTTTGGTAAGAGCCGCCATTTCATCAAGAGAAAGTGGGTTAATGAAACCATAGAAGTCTTCATGGCGTTCCTTCTCAAATAAATCATCCTGAATCTTGGTTCTTAGAAAATCATAGGGAGGAATCACAATATCCTCTGCTACTACAAAATCATAACCTGCGGAATTGGCAGTTGCACGAGTCGGCAGGGGTAGATCAACATCCGCAAAACGGGAAACTTTCTCAAAATAACAGCTCATTACTCTTCCTCCATACTGATAGGCATAACCCCTTCAGGGTCTTTCTCATTGTCAATAGTAATAGTAGCAGTCACAAGCTGATACTCTTCAATGATCTCGCCTTTTGCCTTAATATATTTAGTAGCGTACTTAAAGGAAGTTAGCTCGCCAATACAGTTCTTGTCAAGCCACTTCCGCAGACGAAGAGCATCTTCGACAGTAGGTACGCGATACACATTCGTTGTTTTCAAAGTATACATCATTAAATACCTTCCACTTCAATTTTTTGCTTTGTGTAATTACTTGTAATTAACTGTTGTCTAATTTCTTCTACTACAGGGGATGGAGCATCAATCTTTACAGAAAAGATATTAGTTGCATCCGCAAGTAAACCAATATTCTTTGCAAATTCAGAGATATTGGAGTCGATTACTGTCTGCTACTGAGAATCATCTCGGCAGATATAAACACGGGATTCCGCAGAAAATGGATCGTAATGAACTACTAATACATCGTTCATACTTCAATCACCCCTTGTGTATAGTCAAACATGGCATACATTGAGCAAGTTTTATCTTGCTGAATCCAAAATTCAACCATGTCCTCTTGTACTTCAATGCCTTTTAAGACGCCCAATGTTTTAGCAACATCAATCATTTCAAAAGCCATCTTCTTTACATCATGCTCTTGATTATAGGTATATACAGTGTAGTATCTACCATCTACATTTAACATCATGTAGTATTTAGAGTCATGCTTAGTTAGAAACTGTTCAAGCTTTTCAGTTGCCCTGCGGATTTCAGCTTTCGGCATCTTAGGAAGCTTGTTATAAGCAATCTAGTTCATTTCATATAATGTCATAGCAATTCTCCTTTTCTTTTATTATAATATCATAAAACTTTAGTTCTGTCAATTAGAATGGCTCCTAAAGAGTTGCCAATAAGTGCCACTATAAAGAAAGGAAACATTTCATAACAGAAAGAACCAGAAGCTATAAAATAACATAGGTCTGCAATACAGTGTTCACCGCCAAAGAGGATAAAATCCGTAACACATAATGGAACCATATATGGAGCAGAATTGCGGAAACAAGAGACAGCAGTATACATAAACATACCACATACTATTGCTTTTATCATTACTAATCCAAGTGGAAGAGCTAATTTGGTAGCGACTAAAGGAATGGCCGCAGAGTGCGGGAAGAACAAGAGTAAGCATACTCCAATTAGATTACCAATGAGAATTGTAATAATGTTTTGCATATCTGCGGGATTCAGATGCATAAATCCTATTGCGCCAGTATATAGTTTAAAGTTCATATTAAGAATGGTTAGAAGTCCTATAGAAAAAAGAAAGGCTCCTACTATTCCGCCGACTTGAAGATAAATATAACTAGCTATGGCAATCATCATGCCACCAAAAATAGCATTAATCAATATCATCATTTTCTAGTTCTAAATCCTTTATATCATCTTCATTGTCCGTATCATCATAATACGCTTGACAACAACAATTAGGGTGATAAGGCGGAAGAATTGCTTCATCTACTGGCCATTCGCCTGCGTATTCTGCGCACCCACCATCACAGTCTCCGCCGCTATTCTCGATTATAACAAGTTGACTTAATTTGCCAACTTTATTTTGCATGACTGTATTTTTAATAATCTAGGTTTCATTTCTTAGCAATCTATCATATTTGTCAATTAAATATATTCGCATTGCTTGTTTATCTGTATATGATGCTGCTTTATACCAGTGGTCAGCAATTCTTTCGTTTAAAGTTTTATTGTCTTTATTGTAGGTGAGAGATAATATATCGCTAACTTCAAAATCTTTCGTTCTAGAATAAATCTATTTTAATTCATTTGAAGTAATGCTATAAGTCTAAGTGAGAGAATCGTAGAATAATTGTTGAGTTTTATCTAGTAGAGTCTTTGATTCTTCTAAAGCATTGCTATATGCAATAACTTGTTGAACAATTCGATTTAGACTAGATTCTACTCCAGCCTAAATCTTATCATTCATAAGGGTAATTCCCTTTTTAATCAATTCACGCTTTTTCATGGTAAACCTCGCGTAAGTTAATAATGCGCTGATTGTGGCTACCGCGCATAGGCAAGGTAATATCTCGCTCAGCTTGAATATAGGGGCCATCAATCAAGACATCCGCAGTCTTAAGAATTTCCCGCATATTGGTATCAGAAGAATGAAGAAGTTCTTCATATTTATTACCTGTCCAAATGTAGATTTTAGTATCCGGTAGCTCTTTCTTTACTGCCGTTACAATCAAGCGAGTAAGGAATGAATTATCTTGGCATAAAGGTTCTCCACCCATGATACATAGATTTCTATGTATTCCATTAGCTTTCAATCCAGTAATGATTGATTGCAAAGTATCTTGTGTAAACTCTCTTCCGCCATCAAAATCCCAAGTCTCAGGATTGTGGCACCCCTCACAATGGAAGGGGCACCCCTGAGTAAAGAATGATAGACACACACCAGGTGCTGAAGAAAAGTCATTATAAATAATTCCTGCGTAACGAATAGGTCATTCCTCCAATCGACCAGCGTGTTTTACTCTATCATTTGTTTCTGCAATTTTACCTGCATTAAATGCGGTTGTATAGTTACCAGTTAGATAGCCGGTTACTCGTCTAAGTTGTTGGATATGATGGCTTCCGCAAACAGGACAATGATCGTTAAACTCGTCCATGAAACCACAGTCAAGACAAGTATCATTAGGAACATTGATAGCAAAGTAGGGAATATCATGTTCCATGGCGTAATGCACTAGAGTTTCTAAAGCATCAATATTATTCTTGACGCCACTATCAAGTTCGACATAAGTGATACACCCAGCGGAAGAATATCCAGTTAATTGACTCTCAATGTCAATCTTATCAAATGGAGACATTTCTTTCCATACAGGGACATGAATAGAGTTAGTGAAATAATCTCTATCACTTACATTAGGAATTTCTCCGTACTTCTCTTTGAACTTTGTCATAGCTGTGTAGCAAAGATTCTCAGCAGGAGTATAATATACACCAAAGTTTAAGCTGTATTGCTCCTTAAACTCTGCGCATCTATCTTTAAAAAGCTGCTCAATCTGCTTTGCTAACTTCATACCTTCTGGAGTAGTATGATCTTGACCAATAAGGATTTGCAGAGTTTCAGCTAGACCCAATTGACCAAGAGCAAGAGTACCATGCTTAAGAGCACTACGAGTATTCTTACCGTCATAGCCTATCATTAAGCCGTTCTCATACATGAATTTGGCGGATGCCGCAGGTTGGGAGCAGATATAATCAAAACGTTCAATTAGCATATCTTTTGCTTCATGGATCTTCTGGTCAAGTTTATAGAGGAATCTGTCAATTAGAATTTGTCTATCATCAAAAGAATGATGGCCTTTTACATCTGCATCAAAGTTAATCTTACACTCCATAGCAAGAGTAGGCATGATAATAGTTACAGGACAAATATTGCCGCGTCCATCTTTTGTTTGACCGTTAACTCCATCATCGTGATTTATATCCCAACCATTCGCGGTTCTACAACCCATCGTACTAAAGTATGTGCGTGGATCGTTTCGATCATATCCTGCATTACCAGACCAATCAACATTAGCATAATTAGGATAGAGTCTAGTTGCAGTAGATCTTAGGGCCAGTCTGAACAAATCATAGTTTGGATCGCCTGGCTTTTGATTGATACCTTTCATGCATTGGAAGATACCGCAAGGGAAGATAGAAGTTTTATGCAGTCTACCGAGTCCCTCGATAGAAACATCAAGCAATGCTTTTGTAACCATTCTACCTTCTGGTAGAGTGCAAGTACCATAGTTGATAGAAGTGAATGGTAATTGATTACCAGAACGAGATTGAAGAGTATTAAGATTATGATACATACCTTCTACAGCTTGATGCACTTCTTTAACAGTCATATCAAGAGCATATTGATATGCTTTATCATAAATCATATATTCATTATCTTCAATTCCAGCAGTATCTGGGATATGGTCAAAAAGCTCTTTATCGGAGATATTCTCAATATACTTTAAACCTTCAATATAATGTTTTCTAAAACTTTTTCTTACATAAGGAACCATAGTCCAGTCAAGATGGGTAGCACTTACTCCACCAAATTGCTGTAAGGATTGAAGCTGGAAAATAACAGCAACCAACTGGAAAGCAGTATTCACAGAACCTGCGGGCCGCACGTCAGTCTGTCTAGTATTGAAACCTTTCGCGAGTAGATCATCAAAAGGAATGGAGAGACAGTTATGCATACCAACTGCATAAGCAGATAGGTCATGGATATAAATTTCATTGTTCTCGTGATTGCAGCGAGCCATATCAGAAACGCAGTAATCTAGAGCGTATCTCTTCATTTGCAAGTCAGACCCTGCGCCAACTCGACCGCCGAATGACATTTCATCAACATTAGCGTTCTAATTCTCAATGGCTGTACCGTTAATCTTCTCAGAGAAAGCCTTAATAAAATCGTCTCTGCCTGAACGCGCGACCTCTCGTTTATAACGATAACGAATATAGGTTTTAGCTACATCTTTGCGTTCAGATCGCATGAGGAAGTCTTCAACCATGTCTTGAATTTCCTCGACAGAGATAATTTTATCTGTGGTCTTTACACTATACTTAATTTCATCAGCAATATCATTTGCTGTATCTTCTTCATATAAAGTGCCATCAACTTCGATGAAAGCCTTATTGATAGCGTTAACGATTCTTTGCTTATCAAATGGTACAAGGATACCATTTCTCTTTTTCACTTGTAGCAATCAAAACACTCCCTTGTATTATTTTTATGAACGGATACTATATCTGGTGTTTTTGATAAGCAAATTTAACAAAATTGCCCAGCTATAAGATCGACAGCACGAAGTAAATCGCCTGCATCTTGATTTTTAATTACTTGATAATCAATATCCTCTAAATCTTCAAAATCTTGTTCGTCAGTTGAGAAGCGTCTGATAATTTCTTGGATATCAGGATTCTCTTCTCTATTTAACTGTCTGATTAGACGTTCTTTATCACTAGTCTGCACATAATACACAGTTAAATCTACGAAATTATCTTCCATTAGGCATCTAATACCTTGAGGATTAAAGACGCCTACATTGATTTTATCTTTTGATAAACTAGATAAAGCAGTCCCATAATGCCAGTCATTAAATTCAGTTGCTTCTAGCATATCGCCATTAAGGACTTTCTCTGTGAATTGGTCAATTGTTAAGAAGTGATAATTTACTCCCTCTTGTTCTCCTTCGCGAGGAGGACGAGTAGTACAACTCACAATCTCATTAAATTTATCAGGGTCTACTTTAACGAGAGCGCGAAGGATTGTATCCTTCCCGCTCCCGGCTTTGCCAAACAAAGCGATGACTTTGACTTTATTCATCTTCTTCTTCCTCCCCAGTCGCTCTCTCGCTTCTTAAAACAAGAGAACCATCAGCAGTCACTTCATCAATATGATATAACTGGTGACCATTAGAACTTGCATACTTCTTAGTTACAAATTCATCGCCTCTACGGATACCTTGCACCATAATCATGTTTCCACGATTGAACCAAGACTTCTCAATGACGATTTTAGTTCCATCACTATTCTTGCGGAAGGTCTGCTTATCAAACAAAGCGAAATACTCCTGTCTGAACTTAACAGATACCACACCTGTTGTTGTGAGTAGATATACAACGCTCTTAGTCTTATTCTTCGCAATACAAGTTCCGCAAATTCTATTGAGCTTATAGATTGGAATAATAGATGCGCCTTTCTTGAAAGTCTTTTCAATAATTGGTTCTTCAGGTAGAGAGAAGAAGTCTACTAAACCATACTTCTGAGTATTTACATCGCTCAATTCATGGTCATGGTAATAGAAGCACAGAACTTCCATTTCCCAAGAGGAAATATTTCCTTTAGCATACTTTTCCCAATCTTGCATGAAGATTCGAGTATTCAGTTCATCAAGAATACTATCTTTATTTTCTTTAATCCAATCTCTGAATATATCCATTTCCTTTTGATAGAAGTTATCCCAATCTTTTACATTAAAGAGGAACATATCATTCTCATTCACGATATTCTCCTCGATGCCCCCGACTTGCGTACTAAGCTCATAAATGAAGTCAACCGCTCGTTCATCCAACTTATAATAAGTCCCATCGTACTTACATTCTGCTTTTAGATACCGATTGAACTCATAGATCCTGCGTGCAAGAACTTGCTCTTCTGTATTTTCAGGCAGAAGACCATAGCGGATAAGACCTGGCATATTTTGTAGAGTTAAACGCTTTTTTCTATCACAGGTCATCCATAAATATTGTACCATAGCTTCTTTACGATTACAGAATTGATCAAAAGCACCACCCTTAATAAGAGCAATCATAGCTTGCTTATTAGGTGTTACTCTATAATAAAAATCAACCATAGATACATATGGACGTTTTGCGATAATCTCTTTAATCAAATCATTGTTGACATTAGTTAAACCCTTTAGACCAAACAGGATTTGATTGTTCTCTGCGTCGGGCTTAAATCCAAGAGCAGAATGGTTAATATCAACAAGAGATACCTTAATGCCTTTGTTACGAATTTCACCAATAGCCTTTGCTAACTTTGTATAGTCAGATTGCTCGCCCTCATCTTCATCAATAGCACCACTATTAACGATTAAGTACGCGGTATTCCAATACACAGGATTGAAATGTGTAGCGAGATAAAGAGTCTGCATACCAACGAAGCTATAAGCAAGAGCATGGATTACAGAGAATGAGTAGCCCATCTGCGGGCCGAGTCCAAATTTCCAAACATACTTGCCTAACATTTCTGACTTTGCTGTATCCAGAACCTTCTGATGAAGTTCTGGAATCTTATCCATCAGTTTCTTACCAACAATCTTTCTTGCGGCGTTGGCTTCAGCCAGACTAAAGTTGCAGATATCTGGATCCCGCAACATCTTCATCAACTGTTCTTGAGAGGGAGGTACACCATAAGAAGATAAGAAGTAAGGCTCCAAAGTTTTCTGCTCTTGTTTTGTCAGACCATTATTATCCATCTCTTGATACCACAAAGAGATATTATTCTTATATCTGACATATTTTTCCATCGGAGTTTCTGCGCCCGGTTCAGAAGCCATAAGACGCATCAAACCATTAGCGTCCGCCATTTCGAGAGGATTATGCGGACGGATTTTCTTGGCTGCCTGTGCGCCAACCGCGCTATCAAACTGGAAACAACCGATTACATCACCATTTGCCAGAGCAGTCCACATTGCTTCATCATCCTGCGGAAGAACAGATGGGTGCAAATACTTATCATAAGCCTCTCTAAGAGTTAAATCTTTTTCAATAACGTCATCGGCTTGAAGAAGTTCAATAGTCTGAATAATAATATCCTGCACACTTGTTAGCAGGAAGTCATATTTCACAGAGCCTGCGGCTTCCTGGTCATGCAGATCCCACTGAGTAATCAATGCGCCCTTTGGAGTACGCATAACTGCTGCAGAATCATAGATATTTTCATCAAAGAGAATAACACCAGATGCGTGACTACTTCTCTTATTCACCATGCCCTGAATACGAACAATAATGTCTAATAGTCCGTCATACTGCGAAACCGCGGTTACAAATGCTTTAACAGGTTTTCTGCCTTTCTCTTGATTACCATTGACGACATCTTCAATCGGCCACAGGAAACCACGCTCTTGAGGAATCAAAGAACTCAAATATTGTGCTTCATCAACATCAATACCATCGGGATATTCCTCAGAACGATAACCTCTACACGCAGTCAAGATTGCGGACTTTGTACCCTCTGTACCAAAAGTGCAAACCTGGACTAGACCAAGTTCTCCTCTTTCTTCGCGGATTTCGGCAAAAATCTTCTGAATTTTAGACGGTGCCAAGTCAAGATCGATATCACCTAACTCAACACGTTCATCGTTAATGTACCGCCAGAAAGGTAAGTCCCACTCGATGGGGTCAAGCTGAGTAATACCAAGGAGATAATGATTTAAAGCGGCACACGCAGAACCACGGCCTGCGCCGACTGTACTTCCGCAATTCCAGAACAAATCTACATAGTGCTTCAATGTATTAGGGTATGCGAACATACAGGTTTGTAACTTCTCGCCAATAACTCTCTTTACTCTTGCTTCTTCTTCAAGTCTTTCCCAATACTCTTTCTTATGGATAAGACCTTTCTCCTGCATTGCAATGATGCATTCCTGAATCCAATATTTCTCTTGCTCGTTATCAGATTCAATCAAGGAAGTTAATACTTTATAATCGTCACGGAAAGTATCCATCATATCTTCTGGAACTCGTGACCAATCATACTTATTATAATGAATTACTTCTACTTCTGGAATAGACTGATGCTTCTCAAGAGAATAAAACTCAATCTTATTCTTGATTTCATTAGAATTGTCGTAGATCCAATAAATTGTATTTAAGTCGTAGCTAGACAAAAGTAAATCTGTTGCCTCTTGCTCAGACATAAGATAAGTAAACTCATAAAATGAATCAACTTCTCTTTCTCCACCTTTGGAATTAAGATAGGATTTATGCACATATCTATCTTCCTTGGTGAGATAGTGAGCGTCAGTACCAACGCATACTTTTACATCAAATGCTTTAGCGATATTAAGCATTCTCTTATTTGCAATGATCTGCTCCTCGTTATTCGCTGGCGCACACTCTATATAAAAATCATCTTTACCAAAGACATCAATACCGAACTCCATAAAGTCGATAATTTGCTCGTGGTAACGACGTGCATTATTTTCATCGTTAGCTTTTTCGCAAGCATCAAGGTTTAGAATAGACTGTCCCAATTCTCCACCGATACAAGCAGTTGTGCCAATAATATCTCCCTTAAATCTTTGCATAATCTCTTTGAGTTCAGATTTAAGGAGCGGCACTCTTTCCATTCGACGGTCATAATAACCGTTTGTCCATGCAATAGAGGACAACTCTTTCAGACCTCTATAGCCATGTTCATTCTTTGCGAGAAGAATAAAGTGATAATACTTCTGACCCATTTCTCGCGTATCAGTCAGATAGATTTCGTTACCCAATGCAATAGTAAACTCAGGATGAGTTTTCTGTAGTTTTTTAGCATACTTGTTGACTCTCATATGAGCGCTCAACGATTCGTGGTCTGTAATTGCGATTCCTGTCAATCCAAGCTCGATAGCTTTATCAATCAACTCTTCCGGGTGATTTATACAGTCGAGAAGACGGAGATTGCTATATTCTGTATGAGCATGATTGTTGAAATAACTCATAAACTATCTCCTTTACCTTTTATATAAATATTATAGCATAATTAAATACAAAAAGCAAGTTATTAATCTTTTAATACCAAGGTTAATTTCTGCGAAGCCCTTGTTACAGCTGTGTATAGCCATCTTGCATGATCTGCTCTTTTAAGAACTTCTTCAAGTACCAGAACTTTATCATACTCGCTACCCTGACTCTTATGTACTGTAATACAATAACCATAATCAAATTGCTCTGGTCGTAACTGCTTAGGAAACATTCGGAAGTTTTCTTTATTGACAGTCGCTTCTTTTGTAGTAATAAGCTTATAGTCCATCAAGAGTTCATGGAATACTTGATCACGAGGATCTGTTTCATCAATAGTCTCTGGCGCAAAATCAATGATACACATGGGATTAAGCCATGGATTAGGGTAAGTAGCAATCTCTTCGATCGTGCCGATGGTTCCATTAACAAGAGCATCACCTGTAGCAGTAATCTTATCCCAGTTGTTCTTAAGACAAATAACTTTATCTCCAACAATAGGAGTAGGAATATCTTCGCCATATCGCATATTACGGTAATAATTATTCATAGTATGACGAGTGATATTCTTACCACAAAGAATTTGATCAGCCCATGTGAACATACCATCGCAAAGGTCTCTCTGTCGAACGACGTTGATTTCTGAACCCTTGTAAGGTTTAATAATCTTACCTGCGCGAATATCTGCGGACAGGCGAATAATTTCGCTTTCTGCGGCCTGGCGCATAATTTCATCAAGGAAGATATGTGGATGGTCGAGGATGCCACTCTCCTCGCCAATAGGAGGCAACTGGCCTGGGTCGCCGCAAGCAATTACATAAACATTATGTGATAGCAATAACTCCCACATCTGTTTTGGTAGCATAGATACTTCATCAACGACAACAATATCACAATCAGAGTTAAGCGATTCTCTCGGAATATGAATAAAAGTGCCATCAGCTCGCTGTAAGGATTTATAGAGTAACCGATGCGCAGTCATCGCAGTTGGGCAACCTTTATTTCTTAATACTTGTGCGGCTTTGCCAGTATAAGCAATATATGCTACTCGTTCGGGATTAACATCTAGAGCAGAAATAATGAACTTAATAAGAGTTGATTTACCTGTTCCAGCGTAGCCTGAAATCACAGTATAAGGTTCATTCTGGTGATATCGCTCTACTGCGATTCTCAATCCTTCCTCTTGTTTACGTGTTAGTTCCATTTTCCTTCTCCTTAATTACTGCATCTACTTTAGCTTTCAAGTCATATAAATCTTCTAGTTTTACATCATAAAGTAGTCTAGTATTCATCGGTAGCATAATTAAATCACCATCTAGTTTATAGGAGAGCTGCTCATATAGTGAGACTGCTTCCGAAATATTCATGCTAGTTAAATCTACATATAAAATATTCATACCACTTTTCCTTTCCAAAAATAGTAAACCCTGTTTTAGTTTCGACGAACGGCCGTCTAGGTTCCGGCCAGTTCGTCGATTCTTTATTTTAACTTATGAAGTAATTATATGCAGCAATAGCATTTTGCTGTCGCGTATAATAGCTCCCAGAACCGCACCTCTCATAGCACTTAGCAAATGCCAGAGCAGCGCTTTTAATGTCGGTTAAATCTAAGAAACTATTGTAATCAAAGTTTCTCTTATAAACATAACCGAATGTATCGAACTCGTACTCAATAGTATCTCGCAGATAGTCGCATTGCTCTTCTAACGAGGCTCCCCATACATTTGAGTAGGCTTTATTCCATTGACATATACCATAATATCCGTTACCAGAAATCGTGGCTTGAATGTCTAATGTGTTACCTCCAGTTTCAGCCATTATATTACCAAGAATGCCAGCACAAACTTGGTTACTGTAGCCCAGATCTTTGAAGTAGGTCCATATATAAGTAGCTGTTGGGTACTCTTCTTCCTTTTGATGCCAATGTTCCATGAGTTGATCATATACGCTTTGATATTTCATTCTCAAAGCATTTGCATCAGCGTGTTCTTGTTTTGCTAATGTAATGACATCATGGTCTTCACTATAGCCTAGCTGTCTAGCAGCCTCAGCCATTTGATGTGCGGCGTTCATATTCGAGATTTGTTCCGCAATAAGCTCAACCAATGTATCCATATCATCAAGAGTATAACTAACAGTTTCGTTATACGGTACGGAATAGGCTTGAGTAGTGACCACTAGGCCATAGCCACATCCGCATAAAGACAATATAATGATTAAACTTGTGATAACTTTAATAAAACGACTCATTTGATTGTTCCTCCTTTAGTAAGAGGTCGCGCAATCATTAAAAATAATATTCCTGACGATTTATAATCTCATAATTCTAGATAATAAGTTGTGGTGTTACACTATTGAAGTATTTATTTACTTCGGCCTTACCCACAAGATTAATAGTCACGCAACCGTTTTCGCTGAACAAACTATCCAGCTCCTCTTCGCTTGATTTAAACTTGATGCAAGTAACTCCGTTGGGTAATTGGATCTTCAACGTGGGGTTCCTATCTCTTGCCATGAGTGTAATCATGTCTTTTGTTACTGCAACATTTTCCACCGCGATAAGTGGTTCATCAACATTTTGACCCCAAAGATTTTTCATGCTACCTAGTTCAAGAATTTCTTTAGGATTAAAGTTGTTTACGGAATGAATAAAATCCACTTTATAACTTGGTGAAAATTCTATATCCTTGAGTGCATTATCGGCATATTCGAGAAAGGCATCAAAATTCTCGTCTAAGATACCGAAACCAAATGCATTAGGATGGCCTTCAGCAAGATAAACTAAACCGCTATCTCGACAAAAGCCTCTGAAATCATTTAGCTTAGATTTCTCATATCCACGTGCCGAACCGCTCCAAGCGATTTTCCCATCTTCTTCTACTTCCACTAACAATGCCACAGGCCGCTGATATTCTGCCATAAGTTTGTTAGCAATTAAACCAGTGATACCTCTATCAAAAGAGGGATGTTCTAATTTAATTAACAAAATCTTATGATCGAGAAGTTTATTATCCTCGATGATTGCTTTAACCTGTTCAACTGCGGCGTCCTGATTTCTTGTTTGCCGATTCTTGACATTAGTGCAAGTCCGCAAACTTTGTTCCAATCTTGTCTCTTGCTGACCAGAGCATCCTCTCTTAGTTGAAGGAACTAAATCAAAGGCTTTCCAGTTAAGCATCGACTCAAATAATAGAGTCTTTTCAGCCATCGTTCCAACTCTTGTAATTGAGTTAATAAGTGGTACAATGTAGAAAGCCACCCCGATAGGAGTAGGGTGATCGCCTAACTGGTAATGATTCTTTTCTGCCATACCTTTGATAAATGGATTTTGAATTTGATTTAATCCAGTCTGAACTAGATAGTGTGTTTCAAAATCTCTTAAATCCATCATATCTCCAACTAAGCCAATAGCTACTATATCCAAGAATTGATCCGCTTTCTGTTGATCTGCGGGAAGCAGAGAATCAATAAATTGACATAGCTTATAAACTACACCAACACCGGAAAGCGATTTAGTAGGATAATCACAGAGTTGATTATTCACGATACAAGCATATTCTGAAATTCTCTCAGCCTAGTGGTGATCCAATACAAGAACTTCAATACCCTTATCATGAAGAGCCTTGTGAATATCATAGTCATTAGAGCTTGAATCTGGAGCAATGACTAATGTTGTCTCTGGTGGAATCAGCTCAGGGTTAATACCATGAATCTTACCATCGTGGAAACTATATGAAATATGCGATATAGCAGATGGAAATACAGCATGGATATAATTCAATAATAAAGCTGCTGAAGTATATCCATCGCAGTCGCTATCCACTTGCACATGAATATGAAAACTATCTTTACTAAGTTGATTAAAAATCATCTTAGCTGCACTCTCAATATTTTTGAGTAAAAGGGGTGATAAATTATCTGATTCTGATACATTAAGATAATGGTCAATATCTTCAAATTTAATTCCTCTATTTGTCAACACCTGTTCAATAGCGGAGTAACCGTCATGAATAGGCTTAATCAGCTAATAATCCATGATTTACCTCCTTAACCTTTTGGAATAATTCGTTCGGCTAATAATTTCTCAAAAACTTGCGGCCCTTGATCAATAGGACTAGCTTTATAAGGGGAAATCATAGCTTTGTCGAATATAGCTGTTACTCTTATAGAGTTATTATATTTATTATAAAAATGAATAAGCTTAGCTTTTAATCGCTTAAACTCATCATCACTAATTTCTTGGAACTGTCTATCAAGAGCAATCACAATTTCTCTCGCGCCAACTTGTTTCAACAAATCAACCTGATAGCTCGATAAGCTACTTCCGCAAATAGCGACAGAAATATCATTCTCATGTCCATAATATGATTGATACATCAAACAAGACTTTTCGCTCTCAAAAATAATCGCCGCGTGGATTTTAGCGATATTATCTTTGCTATTGTTTAAGTTATACAGATTCATACTTAATGGATGATTGTATAATTGCTTACCAATCAATAGAGGTCTGTATTTGCCATATCTCTCAGCTTCGTCTGCCGCTAAAGAGCGACCTCTAATACCAATCAAACGATTATCAATATCAAAATGCGGAATTGTGATTTGCTCGCCGCCTGGATAGTAGCCAATAAGATTCTTTTTACTTACTTCATCACTAATTCCCTCTTGTTCCCACCGAGAGATTCGTGGATAAGCAAAGCGAGTAAGAATAACTGGATCATATTCTTTTAATTGAACCATAGGTTTCTTTTCTGGAAGCCGCAGATTGTGTTTCTTAAATATGTCCCAGTCTTTTAACTCCGATTGTTCCTCTTGTTTTTCGATACCATCAAAACCAAAGTACGATGCTATATAATCCATAGCATCGTACATTTCCCATTTCAGTTGCTTTTGATTTTTCATTACCTTGATACATAGGTCAAAGATATCAAAAGTAGGATCAATACAGCCAGTATAGCATCTAAACAATCGAGTATTAGTGTAATAATAAAGCTTACGGGAACCCTCGCCAGGTAGATTGTGACAAATGGTCTGGGAGATAAGCCCTCCATCTGTGTACTCAGGCTCGCCTCCCCAAGCTTCTACCAAGTCATAAATCTGCTCTAGTTCTAGTTTCTCCTTTAGCTCGTCTTTATCATAATAACGAGACATTACTCAATAATAACGAGATGAGTTACTGTACCACGCAGACCATAACTCTCATTGATGATACCCATTACATACTGATAAGGGTTCTTTTTTGCTTCATCGTCCTTACGAGTAGAAAGGATACCATCAAACTGCTTCTTAGTAATCTGATAATCAATAGCCTTAGAGTTCTTCATATTATCTTCTCCTTAATTATTATCCCAAGCACTGGGTTCATCATCTACAATAACCTTAATATCTTCAATACCAACCATCTCATGGTGCCAAGTGGTACAAAACTGAGGGTGAATACGACAAGTACCTAAATCCGCGGTACACCATAAGAACACACCCTTATAAGAGCCTCGTCTGTTCTTATAGACAGAGAGTTTAATGTTCGGTCTTTGAAGATTGGGGTTTGCTTCAAGAATTGGTTCTAGCTTTGCTAAATCTTCTTCTGAAACGCCTAATAAAATCATACCTACGTCAGCTCGGTCTGCAATACTTTTTGCACCGCGCAATAAGTTTTGGTCAGGCGTTTCGCTATCTTTATAATCACCATTTAACTGAGTAGCAGACATAATAAAGACGCCATATTTATTTGCCAAATCCTTTAATCTCGCAGAAAGCATGAACAAAATATTATCTTCTCTCAAACGAATACCGCCAGTTTTCTTGGTAATTTCTTCCAAGATTTTAAGAGAAGTCTGAATGTAATCAAACAAAACATACTTAACATCATGCTCACGGATATTCTTCTTAATCTTATTCTCTACATCCTGCAAAGAGAAATCTGGCAATTCTTCAATCCAAATTGGACTATCTTTAATTATCTTTGCAGCTTCAACAACTCGCTCTCTTTCCCCTTCGAGATATTGACCATTAAGGATATGCTCCTCATTTACACAAGATAAAAAAGCCAACATCATTGTTTGAACTTCTCCTTTATCTTGCTCTGTAGCAATAAAGAGTGTCGGTTGAGACGCGCCATTTTTAATCCAACCAAACTGCTCATGGTAGATGCGATTGCACGCAAAATTGCAAGCATCAGCAATCATACTTCTCGTTTTACCGATACCAGTAGCTGCGGACCGCAAGTAATATTTTCGCAATCTTGCTCCTCTTGTTACTGTATTGATGAGGGGTCCATAGAGAGGAATACCGACCTCTGGATGTTTCTCAAGGTCTTCGATCAACTCCATGATACCGTCACCGGCTTGATATCCAAGACCTAAATCATCATCAATATACTTGCTCTTGATTTCATCAATCTTAGTATCAATTGTATTTGCAATATCAATCAGTGAAGTTGCATCCAACCAATCTTCCTGTTGTTGGCGCTTTTTAGTATCGAGTAGATTATCAGGATCATATAATCCACTTACATCTACTCCATAGCTATCATAAGCTCTCAACAGAGTAAACTTTTTCAACCTACCATAATAATAATTAAAGGTGTCTTGACGAGCATTTTGAGAAGCTTCTAATAGATACTCAACGCCCTTATTCTTCTTAAAGATTGCATCAAATTTAGGTCGATTAGCCAAATAGTCGATAATAGCGTCAATATTAACCTGGCTACCTGTCAGATGAATATTATACATACTACCGAATACAATCTTGTGAAAATCTTCTACAAAGTCTTCTTCGTGAATAATATATTTGTCTGTGTCGTCGAGAATTGCGGCATTATTGAAGACACAACCGATAATCTGTGTGATAGCAGCAGTATCAACATAACTACTATTCATGTATCTTCCTCTCCTTCATCTAAGAATGTAAATAATTGCCGCGTATGCTTCATTGGCTCTCTCTCAGGAGGAACAATGTGAATTTCTCGCACAGGCAAATTATACTTCTGAATTTCTACTCCTTTATTACGCTCTTGAGCTTCCCATAAGGCTCTCCAATAATCAAATGCTTTATCATATACCCAAGGAATAATACCGATACCACCGTTAGCTTTTTCGATCGGATTGCCCTTAACTTCAAAGAAAAATTTTAGTGTTTTTCTCATTCCAGAATAGCTATAATTTTTTTCTTTTCTAAAGGTATCCATCTGTTTCCTAATTTTGACTGGGATAGTGCTAACTCCAAATAATTCCTTGATATATTCTTCTAATTCACGCTTGTCTTTTTCTTCTTGAGTTTGATTTTCTTCTTCGGTCCTCGCACAAGCTACATGAGCATATCGTCTTGCGTTTGGTTTTACGAAAGGCTCGGTATTAGCATCAAACATCTGGCCGCAGTATAAGCACTTCACCATATGTTTTGCCATAATCATTACGCTCCTTTCTTTACATTTTCTATAACTATTATACCATAATTATGATAAAAATCAAAAGGAGAGTATTCATACAAGAATACCCTCCTTTAATCTTAGCCCTTAATTAGAAGCTCCAAGTCATGAACAATAAGGTCAATTTGTTCAGCTTGCTCAGGAGTACATTCTCCGACTTTCTTCCCCTTACCAAGATACTTGTCAACAATAGCAGTAATCTTACCGGCATTAGACTGATTGGTAGACATCAACTCACCAACCAATTCTTGGAAACGAGCATTTAGTCGATCAAAATCATAAATTACATCCTCTGTAACTACCTGAGTAGCTTCATCAGAAATAAACTTACCACCAGTTTCCTCTGCCTGCTTGTCGATAGCTTCCGCGATCGCACTTACTAAGTTATCATAAGTAAATTCAATAGAATTGGGAATATACTTGAAACGAGAACCTGCCACGTAACGAGGAGTACCTCTCATAAAGAGGCGAGTTTGAACCCCTTCATCAGTATTTACAGAAGTGGAATAACCGATAATGTCGCAAGTTCTTTCGCAAATCAGACGACCTCTCTTATCAAGAGTAGGAACGATTTGATTATATTCGTTGCCCTCTTCATCCTTAAATACCTTGTCAGTAGAGTGGGAAATCAAAATCAGACCATAATTCAACTGAAGAATCTTGCGGATTGCCTCGTCAAATTCGGTGCCAACCATGGAGTAACCCTTACCATAAGCAAGGTCTGCGATGGTATCAACACCCTCACGATTACAAATATATTTCTCACAATAACTGTAAGCAATATCCGCGGTGTCGATAACAATAGTCTGGAACTTTTCTTGTACTTCTGGAGTCTTTAACTCTGTAAAGAGCTTCTTAAATTCACCCCAGCTATTGATAGGCTGGGCATATACACCCGGCAATGCGTTATAACCTTTCTCGAAAGCGAGAAGAAGTGCGCCGGGAAATTTACTGGCAATTGTAGTCTTACCAGATTTAGGAGTGCCATAGAATAAAACTGAATATCCTCTTAAATCTCTTGATACTTCATGTGGTTTAAGGTCAAGCAAACTCATAATTATTTTTCTCCTTTAATTATTTTATTTATAATGAGGAAATGAAAGGGGTAGATTAACTACCCCTTATTTAATTAAAAGTTGTAGTCGCCCTTCGCAGGAGCCGCAGTTGCCTTAGAGGCACCACCTGCAGCCGCGTTACCACGAGAAGCCTGATACTCGTCCTGACGCTTCTTAATCTCAGCAAGATGAACCTCACGAGCGGTCATCATTTCATCCAGTTCAGAAGCCAACAGAGTATCCTCGCTATCCCACTCATAAGTCTCAGGCTGTGCCCAGTTAATCACAAAGTCGCGCTGAGAAGTACGAGTTTCCTTTACAACAGCTTCACCAAATGCACTCTCTTCCTCAGTCTTACGCACAATAGTTTTGGATACCTGAATACCCTGAACTCTGGTAAAGACAGGAGAACTAGAGGAAGCGCCGAGATTTTCGAAATAATCGAGAGCTTTTGCGGGAGCGTATGGCTCATAAACGCTAAACTCAACAGGGAGTAGAGCATTACGGAAATCAAACACGCAACCCTTAACAATTACCTTTTCGGGTGTTTCTTTCTCTTCATCAGCCTCAACACGACGAACATTAGTAATTACCATATCGGTGTTGAAAGTTGCACGGCTCTTAGGCTCGCACAACTCTTGTACCTGATGTACAAAGCCACCCTCGTTGCGGCGAACAGATACCAGATTACCATCCTTATCATACCACTCATTTAGACCAATGGCAGTATCAATACGAACCTTACCTGCGTTCTCCTTACCATGCTCCATCACAGAACCAATCTTGTTGTCAATGATGGACTGGAGAACATTAAAGGTATTGTTAGGCTTACCCTTAGCGGTCACCGCAGTTACATAGGTGAAATGCACCTGTACCACATTGAGCATCTCGTCATCAGTTGCCACGCTAAGAGTACCACTAATAAACTCAGTACCGGGATTCTTAGAGTTTGGACCGCTCTCCTTCATTTCCAGCTTGTGCTCGTAAACATAACCTTCAACATGGGATTCATTCTTCATTTTCTTACTCATTGTTCAAATTCTCCTTATAAGCGTTAATATCAAAATTTTTGCCCTTTTCCGTCAAGCTATAAATGACAGGATTCTGGCCATATTTATCTACAAACCCATCAGATACGAGTTTACGAATAGCTCCAGATACTTTGCGAGATGAAATAACCATTCCGTCTGCGATATCTTTTGCTTTCAAACTCGTAGCATCACAAGTCTGTAAATATTCAAGGATTGAAAGTCCACTTTCTGTGAACATGGGTTTCTCCATACCTTGCTGCGCAAGGAGAAGATTATAGACATCTTGTACTTCATCGGGAAGTACAACTGGCTCCTTGCAATTCTGCACTAGCCAGTCGAAGTAATCAGTAAATGCTTTGTACTTATTATTCATTTAATCCATTTCCTTACCTTTTATACATATATAATAACATAAAATTAAAGAAAAATCAACTGACCCTATCATATCGCCAAAATTGATATTTGATGTCGTTATATGAGGCCATTGAGTCTTCCTCAATAGCATTCCATTCTTTTGATTCATCGAGATTAGGGAAAAAGGTATCAATATTATCATGACTTGCATAGATTTTTGTTACATAAACTCTATCGCAATAGGGGAGAAGAGCATTGTAAATCTGTCCTCCACCAATAACAAAAATATCCATATCACAAGCCTTAATGTAATCAAGAGTTCCCTCTAATGGCATTGCAACAGTTAGATCTCCAAGAATAGAAATCACCCCATTTGAAACCATTGAGTTAGAAACAATAATATTGATACGGTCTGGAAGCCTTGGCAGAGCATCCTTTTTAGGAAGACTCTCCCAAGTATTGCGTCCCATTACCACAACATTATATTTAGTCAACTCTTTGAAATGTTTTAGATCAGCAGGGATATGTTCTAATAGTTGACCTTGATAACCAATTCCCCAATTCTCGTCTACCGCAACAATAGCAGAAATCATATACCCAACTCCAACTTTAACTGCGGCTTCATGGGAGAGTAATTCTCCATCGTAAAATCATCAATGGTCATGTCATAGAAATTAGTTTTCTCAGGATTTAAATGCAATACAGGATTCTTGCAAGCATCATCGCCAAAGAACATACTATTGAAAAATCTTGAAATCATTTCATGTGCAGCATCCATATGACGGTCATAAATCTGTTCATTAGCCACTACATGACTAAATACTCCAGGTTTATAACCAGTATGACGAGCAATCATCATCAAGAGCGCTGCATACTGGATTTCATTGATACCACCGGGACCAGAAGCAGTAAGCATATCACCGCTACGCTGAACCAGCATCATATCAAGATATTCTCCACGAACATTCCAGATGGTTAGAAACGCGCAAGGTGCCAATCCCGCGGTTTCACGAAGATCAGCTTCCTGCCATAAAGAAACTACTTTACGGCGACCATATGGGTCATTTTCAATATCCTTAATTAAGTTATTGATTAAATCATATCGACTTACTGTTGCTCCATAACGTTGACCAATCGTGCCATCACCAATATCCCAGTCGCCCCACCAATTAACTTCCATTTCTTCCATCTTAGCAATCTCATTTGTGGGCTTTTGATAGATAGTGAAGATTTCCTTGATACCAGTCTTCCAAGCCATCGGCCGTAGGGTACAAATAGGAAATTCTCCTTTTGACAAATCATAAGTGCGGAAATTATGATTTACAGAGAGAGTATGCGCGGGAGTGCCATCGGCGTAATGTGGTCTTGGATTAATGTCCTTATATCCATTGTCAAGAATAAGGTTGATTGTTTCAACCATATAATTATCTGCTTTATTCATTCAGTTATCGTCTCCCACAGTATTTGTGTATCCTACAATGTTGAATTGATCGAGCCAGCAATCTAGTTCATCAATAACAGCAATACATTTCATACCTCTCGCTTTTGTTAGAAAATATCCATAGCTAATAAATCCTAAATTCTGCGGTAGATTACGCTTTTTTGTTAACTCTAAGAACTTTTTAACCATCAGTTGAGGATGTCGAGTAACAAAGAGCACCATCTTATCAGGATATTTATCTGCTAAATCATTTGCATAGCGCATTAGGCTGGTTGTCTTGCCTGCGCCACGACTCGCAATCACTTTAAACATTATGAACCTCCACGAGTTCCATTCATACCTAGTTCTTTAGTCTTATAGAACTCAATCCAATAAGTCTCTCGTTCATTTAACTAATCTCTAGGCACTTCTTCCAAAATCTCAAATATAAAATTATATTGACCAGATTTTTGCATCGCCTAATATAACTTATTAGTCGCAGGTCCGTATGCTAAAGAGGTTTTAATGTGCTGTCTAAAACGCTCTTTAATATCAACAGACTAACCAATATAAGCCTAACCAGTTGTTAGATCGGTAATCTTATAGATACCGCATACTTTACCTTTATTAGTGGCAAATAGATGCGTCATAAGAATATCATACGCAGGACGATAATAGGTCTCCCATATTACTTTATCAATGATTTCCTTTTTCACAAAGTGAATTTGCAAATCACGTAATAAAGTAATATCATTCAAACTAAATTCATCAATAGCAAGACGGTAGTAATCCTAATCTGCGGCAATCGCTTCTTGGCGCTATTGAGCCTAGATATAAGATAACTATTTAGCTTCCAATTCATGGAGTTTATCTTGCTAATGTGAAATTTGATTAGTTATCTATTGAAGTTCTGCTAAATGATATTTTTCTTTAGCTTGATATGTTTCATCAAGCTCTTTACTTTTCTTTTCAAATTGAGCTTTAGCGCTCTCTTCTGCTCGCTATTCAGCGCTTTCCCGCAACTTATTCGCAGTATCGTTTAAAGAATTGACAATTTCATTATGTGATACAATATCTTCTTTTACTTTTGCTAATTCTCTCTATTTCAATGCAATATCTTGTTCAATACGTTTATTTTCTTCTTGTCTTTCTTTATTTATCAATACTACCTAAAGCCGATTATTGCGGAGATATAAAACATATCCTATTAACGCAAGAATAACCAAGCCTGATAATATATAATAAATCATAAGTAAAAGAAATCGGTAAGAGGTATATCCTCTTACCGATCTAATTTATTACTCCTGGGCATCAGGATCGAAAGCCAAGCCCTTGTCAGTCAAGCGAAGATACTTAACTTTCTGATGGGAGCCATCGGCAAGCTCAACCTCAGCGGGCTCACGCACACCATAATCCTTGCGCTGCAGAGCAGAGGTAAAAATACCATCAACCTGGCGCTTCTCAAGACCAAGAGCTTCAGCCACATCAGCGGCAGTTAAATCCTTGTCAGTATTGTTCTTTAGATAATCAAAAACCTTACGAGTATTTTCCTTCATAGCCATTGTAATAATCTCCTCTAAAATGTATTATTTAATTTTCGATGCAATTAAAGCATCAATTTCCAGTAAAGCATTTATCCCATCAGGAAGAGCCATAATCTAGTTAGTTAACTGCATAATTCGGTCTTCTGCATGGGCTTTTTCCTCTTTTGAGGAATTTTCATCTTGGTGAATAAGCTCACATTTGTAGATTTCATCTGCGAACCGCTTCATCTGTTTACGGGTCATACAATCTGTCCTTTTACTATTGCTTTTCTGAATTACATATATATTATATCAGAAAATATTTTTTAAGTCAACAAAAAATTTCTGATATTACGCAATCTTTTGCATCCTTATCGTCTCTTTTACACTTGAAGACAGGATGTCGCAAAGTATGCTCTTTCTTATCAATTTGCATACAATCAAGAGCAATAACATGACCAAGCCACAAATCGGGATTCTCAGTCATCTCTCTCTTATTATCGTCAGTTAATCCAGAACTAACTGTACCTAAGTCAACAAGTTCCCCATTATCATTGTACGCACCAATCCTAATTGCGGTTTTCCAGCCAAGAAAATAAGGCTTAGTTACGGGTCTGTAAATATGAGGATTATGAAAATAATCTTCATAATATTGACCTTCACTTAATAGCCAAGTATATTCACCATCTTGACTTCGCTCACCGCGCTCTTCCCAATATTCCCAAGTGGCCAATTCCTTACCGGTATACTCCTTTGTAGCATCGCAAAAACCAGTACAAATTAAATCAATAGAATCCATCTGTTTAACTTTAATAGTAGACCAGGCGGGTCTTTTACCAGGGGTATATGGATAGTCTTTCTTCTTTAGAACTGCACCTTCGCCACCAGATTTCAAGATACGGGAGATTTCAGCTTCCATATCTTCGTCAACACGAGTAGCAAGTCTCAAGAAACTGTATTGGTTAAGATCATGTTTCTTCCAGATTGCCGCAAGAATTTTATAGCGCAAATCTGCGGGTGAGTCAATAAGATTGACTGTATCATATGCAATAATATCATGCACATAATAATGAATTGGTTCTTTCTCTTGTCTCTTGATAGCAAGAGCAGGTAAACATCCCATAATACTTACAGTATCTTTCGATGTACCACCGGGAACATAAATTTCTCCAATGAGAATTGTTCCTGCGGGAAGGCAGTTCAACGCCTCTTTTAAGTGAGGTACATTGTCACTTTTTTCTGTAAGGATACCAGATAGTTTACTTACTGTGCGACCAAAAAGATAAGAATGATTTTCAGTTTTTACAAACTGATAAAACGCTCCGTCAATCTTCTCTTCAAGAAAATATTCCCCATTAGAGCATACTTCAGAGAGCATAGATTCCTTTCCCGCAGGCAACTTCCAAATAAGCATTGGCTCAATCATTAAGTTTTCGGCTTCAGGATATAATTCATGTATCTTATCTTTATTAAAACTCATTTATTGCCAACTCCTTATCCCGCGAGCATTGACATTAAACCAGCACAAGCAAAAATACCAAGAGTACAAATAGAACTTATGATAAATTCTATCCAAAATATCCTAGACCATTGGGCGGATTTTTCCTCGTCGGGAAGATTTATAAGTTGCATAACAATACTGACACTTGAAGCTATGCATCCAATTCTTACTATCTCACGCAATACAAATGCTACTACAGTAATTAGTCCAACTAAAAATGCACTCATATAATAATAATTAAATCCTTTCTTCTTATATAAATATATTATAATAATTAAAAAGAAAAGTCAACTAAGAGAAAGAATGGGTGTACCCATTCTTTCTCTTATACTTGCGTAATAGAAATCACTTGTTCGTTGTTCTTCAGCATAATATTACCCATGGAAATTCGACCAAGAGTGGGAATGTCTTTACCGCTAATAACGATAGAAGACTTGTCACCATTGATAAGGAGATTATCACTTTCTTTGATAATCTCCGCTCCGGCGATTTCTCCCTTATAGCAGAGTAATCCCTTGCCCCCACGATTCTGTAAAGTAAGTTCATCAATCTGCATTTTCTTGCCCAAGCCATTCTTGGAAACAATAGCGAGATAATCTACAGGATCCACGATCGGCAATGCCGCGATTACGCTGTCGCCATCATTTAGTTTCATGCCCTTAACACCTTGCGCTGTGCGTGAAGAGATGGGTATTTCCGCGGTTCCAAATCGAATAGCCATACCATTCTTTGTTACCAATAACATCTGCTCTTGATTGATAAATGTAACATCTGCAAGTTCATCACCATCTTTAAAACTGATAGCGATAATACCCGTACGCTTCATCTTATCATATTCATCAAGGGGAACCTTCTTGATAGTACCATTCTTTGTGGCAAAGAAGATAAACTTCTTGTCAGTATCTCTGGTCATTGTTGTAAATGCCATAGGTTTCTCGCCATTCTCAAACTCAATTAGAGTGGAGATAGGCGTTCCGTTAGACGCATTTGTACCTTCTGGAATATTATCCACTAATACACGATACATCTTGCCCTTAGAGGAGAATACCATCAAGGTATCTTGTGTATTAGTTTTTTGTGAGAAGAGAACAATATCACCGGTTTTAACACCAGTAGTATTACGCTTTTGAGCTTTGAAGTTCTTAGTATCAATACGCTTAATAGTATTCTTTTTAGTCACTACAACTACGCAATCTTTCGGCTCAACAACGACTACTTCTTTCTCTTGCTTAGGAATGTCGGTGTTAAGCAACTTAGTTCTACGAGCATCGCCATAAGTGTCTCTTAACTGAGTAATCTTAGAGATTAAAACTTTATTTCTTACTTCCTTATTAGTTAAGATTTCAATACACTTAGCAATAAACTCTTTCTTTTCTTTTAACTCATTGACTAATTCTTCTTTATCAATACGAGTTAATTTGCCGAGCTTCATATCAAGGATTGCGTTTGCTTGCACTTCATCAACAGAGAGGAAATCCATTAGCTTGATTCTCGCATCAGCACGTCCCGCAGATTGTTTAATCAATGCAATTACTTCATCAATCTTATCAACTGCGGCAATTAGACCCTCAAGGATATGTGCTCTTGCTTCGGCTTTCTCTTTATCAAAAGTTGTGGCATTGACAAGAACATCTTCTTGATGGTTGACATAAGCATGGAGTAAGTCAACCATAGAGCATAGCTTAGGAGTACCATTAACGATGTAATTCATGTTATAGGATAAAGTAGACTGTAAATCTGTCAGCAGGAATAACTTATTCAATGCTTTAGATACAGATACTCCATCTTTCACATGAAATACCAGCTTATTCTGACCGATGTTAGACTCATCATCAAAATCATCAATCAGTTCACTCAGAACATCAATATTCTTCTCAATCTGTTCCTTAATCTTATTGCGGTAGGTGCGATAAGGGATACTGGTAAAAATAATGTCTTGTCCATCAATCTCATAATCCCCCTGGATTTTTAGAGAGACGTTAGATTTACCGGACGCAAAAGCTGCCCGCACATCTTTAATATTAAGAACTGTGCCACCGAGAGGAAAGTCTGGACCGGGGATGTAAGATAGCACTTCATCAATAGTTAGTTCGCCCTTCTCGATCAAAGCAATAGCAGCATTACATACCTCCGTCAGATTATGCGGAGCGGAGTTATGCGCCATAGAAATGCCGATTGCCTGACGACCGTTACAGATTGCGTTAGGGAATAGTGAGGGAAGAATGATAGGCTCTTGGAACTCCCCATTATAAGTCTCTTTAGTAGGAACGACATTCTTACTAAAGTCATTCATCATTAAATCGGTAAACTTAGAAGGTTTAGCCTCAGTATAACGAGAAGATGAGAACATATCATTATTTTCCTGCGTGCCAAGCTGTCCTTGACCTGTAACAAGAGGATAACGCATGAGAAACTCCTGCGCCATCTTCCGCAGAACACCATAGCAGGCAATATCGCCATGGAAGTAGGAGGTTGCCAAAGTAGAACCAATGATAGCATTACACTTCTTAGTCTTACTCTTGTTATCCATCTTTAGATAATCTTCCATTGTCCAAAGAATCTTTCGCTGAGCACTAAGGAGACCATCTTCCGCGGCAGGAATCGCACGATCGGTTAGAACTTCTTCTGCATAAGTTAGAAAGTTATCTTTAGCTTCATCAAGAATATCAACTTCTGTAATCAAACTCATAAAATCACTCCTTATTACTCAAAATTGAAACCGAGTTCGTTAGCATTATCGTAGATATACTGCTTGCGAGGTTCAACTGCGCTACCCATCAGAATATTAAGTAATTCTGTGGTTTTCTCTGCGTCAGAGATAGAAATACGCTTGTATCTCTCGTTCATAAAGCAGACCTTCTGCAAATCTTCAGGATTCAACTCGCCAAGGCCCTTAGCACGCAGTAAATCATACGAGCCGCTATGACTATTCTTCCACTCTGTTAATTCATCTTCGGAGTAACAGTAATACTCTTTTCCCTTTTGACGAATAATATACAACGGAGTTACAGCTCTGTATAACTTACCAGCTTCCACAAGAGGCCGCATATAGGTATAGAAGAAAGTGATAAGCAGAAGCTCAATGTCCGCGCCATCACTATCTGCATCGGAAGTAATGACAATCTTGTCAAAATTCATCTTGTTGACATCAAAAGAAGAATCAAATCCAGCGCCAATTACACGCACAATATCTGACATCTCTTGATTCGCAAGAATCTTGTCTACCGCAGTTTTTAGCGGAGAGACAATCTTTCCTCGCAACATATAGATGCAATCTGTTTTAGGATTGCGGGCCTCTACCGCAGACGCACCTGCAGACAAGCCCTCTACGAGAAGAAGGTTACGGTTTTTAGGATTCTTATTCGTGCAATCAATAAACTTGTTACTGATTTGCATTTTTGCCTTAAGACCAGTTTCCTTTTTCGCTTTTACTCCACGAGCAGCATCTCTTGCCTTACGAGCGGCTTCTCTCGCCTTACGAGCGTTAAGCGCCTTATCCGCAATTCCCTTAATATCTTTCTCGTTTGCGGCAAACCAATACTGGAGTTCCTCAGCAATCGCCGCGGTAAAAGGTTTCATATCCAACTTAACAACTCTACTCTTGGTCTGAGCATCATACGCGACGCCTGGAGCGGTCACATTGAAGGCAATATACATACCTTCCTGGCAGTCTTCACCAGTAAGGTTTTCATCCTTATCTTTTAGCCACCCTTTTTCACGGAAGAACTTATTCATTTCTCTTGTTAGGATGGTCTTAATTTGCGTAATATGCGGACCTGAATCTGTAAGACCGGTATTTACGTAAGGAACAATGGTCGCAGAATAAGCATTTGTATAGGTCAGAACTAAATCCAGCTTGTTCTTGCCATCAGAAAAATTGAAGTTTAAGCGGTTCTTCAAGATTTCCTTACCTTTAACTGCTTCATCTACTAAGTCCATCAGACCATTCTTAGAAGCGAAGACAACCTGCGGCTGCCCCTCTCTATTCAACTCGATAGTCAAACCGGGACACAGGCACGCAATTACCTTGAAAAGATTGATAATAACTGGCATATCTACTTCTGGATGCGTGAAGAACTCTTCATTAGGTTGCCACTGGACTAAAGTACCAGAAGGATGATCCTTATTAGCCCATGCACCGACGTCTCGCTTGTCAAAGACGCCTTCCTTGAACCAGATATGCTCATATCTACCATTTCGATGAGTAATTACCTCAAGCCAATGAGATAGATAAGTCGTCAGCTTACTACCGATACCATTCAGACCGAGGGCAGTACCCTCATAAACGCCATCGTCAGAATACTTACCAGAAGTGTTCAATACGCTAAAGGATGCTTCGAGCACAGTTTTACCATCATCGCGTTTGGCATTAGGAATAAAACCCTGGCCATTATCTTCCACAATAATGGTATTATCATTCTTAATGGTAACAATAATCTTATTACCATGGCCTGCTTTAAATTCATCGACCGCGTTAGATACAATTTCAATCAATAGCTGAGTAGAATACTCAGTACTACCGACGTAAACGCCCGGCCGCAGTCTTGTAAACTCTAATGGAGAAAGTGACTCGATTGATTTCTCGTCATATAGTTTTCCCATATTTAGCCTCCATACATATCTAATACTTGCTGTTCTGTAATCTTGCCTGTTGCTAATTGGTCAGCAAGCTCATTAAACAGCGTTCCATTATGTCCTTTTACATATCTTAAATCAACCCGTAATCCTTCTTTAGTTGTTAATCTATCGTATTCGAGAATTAAGTCCTTATTCTCTAAAGGTTTATTGCCGGCACGGACCCAGCCATTCGCCTTCCAATTCTTAATCCAATTAGTGAAACTGTTGACACAATACATAGAATCACTATAAACAATAGGAGTAAAGAAATCGCCGTCTTTCGCACCATAATGAGTTAATGCCCACAAAATTGCGGACATTTCCATTCTATTGTTTGTTGTTCCATCTGCGCGTTCAGAATATGCAGCGATAACTTTATAGGTTGACGGATCTTGATGCGGTTCCGCTTCGCAAACTATAACTCCAAAACCACCTTTTGCGTCTTTCGCGCCATTCTTTAAGGTTGAGCCGTCTGTATATATCACTATCATTCGCTATACCTCAAATACTTCATTTATTTTTAAGTTCTCCTTTTTTATTTCTGAATATATAATACCATATATTTTATAAAAAATCAAGCTTAAAATAAGAAAAGGCTTAGTAGATTATTAAATCTACTAAGCCTTTAATATTAGATGGTTGCCTCATCCTCGATTATTTGCTGCTATTGTTGCTCACACATAGCTAAATCATAGGTAATTCCACCCTTGCGGTGATCAGATTTACTCATATTTAAGTAAAAAGAACAAACAATACCATGCGCAGACCATGGTAATCCTACTAGTGCACTAATCCATGGAAGAGTGCCTAAATAACCAAGATGTACGCAATAGAAAGCAAGAGCAATACCAGAGATAGTTACAATCCACAATAAAGAGCGAATATCGCAAATAAGTTGTTTAGAAAATTCTCTTTTCTAGTTGCGTCTTCTTTTTCCTCTTGTTTGACGAGTCATTATTGACCACTCTTTTCAGCATAACGTTTTAGAACGGCTGCAAATTCGCCGCGAGTCATAAAACGCTTTGGCATTAATTGGCCTTTTTCATTGCCATTGATTAAGCCATTAGCTTGTGCCCAAGTCATCGCATCTTGTTCCCAAGTAACTGGTTGAGCAGCGAGCTGGCTTAAATATACATTCATCATTTCGTTGAATTTCTCTTGAGTCATGTCTTCATCATCCTCCTCGATAACTTTAGACTGCATTAAAGCAGCAACATCTTTGCGGACAGTTGCCATATCTTTGCCATATTTCTTGAACCAGTGGTATACATCGGCATGATTACTGCCGAGGCCCAGCTGATAACTATCTTGATGGCAGAGAATAGTTGGGACGGTTACGCCATTTACATTTACAAAACCATTTGGATTGATATTATATGTTTTACATAAATAAGCTGTCAATTCACAAGCTTCTTTGTAGACTTTAGCGAAGTAGTTAGGATCACTTAGATTGTCTTCGCAAATTTCAAATTGAATCCATCCGGTATTACAACTACCTTTAGAACCTGAGCCGCAGCCCCAAGGTCTATAATTCCAAGGCAACGTTTGTACCGCGGCTACGCTTCCATCAGCAAGAGTACCAATCCAAGCGTTTACACCAGCTTGCTACGAGCTATGATTCCAATCGGTTCTACTGGTATTTTTACCAATTTTAGCAATCAGAGATTGATAATTTTTATCACTCTCAGATGGTTGGACATAGCGTTTAATAGTTTTATTATTGGCGCCTGTACTATGCCAGAGTACACCTTTAATATCCATCTTACGGGTTTGGTTATAACAGGTACTATTAGTCATCATGCAAACCAATGGTTGATTGGCGTTTGAATATTTCATCTTAGCCATTTCCTCCTTTTGCGTTGAATAAGTATTGAAGTAACGTTGACTATATAAAGCACGTTGTTTTAGTGTATCAAAGCTTTGATCTGCCGGTCTTTCAAATTGAGTAACCACTAAATTAGATGCTTCTTCAACAGATGAGGTAGTCTTCAAGATTTTTAATAGCTAGGAATAACTTGTAGTTAGTTCCTGATATAAAAAATCTAGTTGAGTGCTCAAGTCACCAATAGACTTTCCTCGACTTTTGCACAGCTAAAACAGACCTTGCTTGCGGCTCCAATATGTCCATTGAGCTAAACCATATCCTGCAGAATCATGCATGAAATTGGTATAGGAGCCATTATCAACAGCCGCAGTATACGAGGTATCGTTCATTCCTAACTTGTTCTCATATGAGTTCTATAAGTTAGTTGGAATAAGTCCACTTTCCGCGAATAGATTCCCCATTAGACCTGCGGCGCCGCAGTTACTTAATCCTTTTGATTTGAGATAATCCCAAATAACTTGAGCATTATCTGCCAATAGCCTCACCTCCAATTAGGGTATAAAAATAGGTCGAGGGATTTCTCCCTCGACCTTATTATTAAATTTTATCAGCGATAGACGCAATCTCACTACGATAGATATTCTTAAGAGTTACCTCTCCATAAATATTCTTACCTCTGAATACTTTTGATACCCTCCGCATACCATTATTTGCACCAGAGAAGTGAATATCATCAACCTGAGTTTTTTCATCACCATCAATAATGCAAATACAATCTTCACCAACGCGTTGTAAAGCGAGTTTCATTAGTGTGCGATCAAGGTTTTGAGCTTCAGAAATATAGATACCTGCGTTCATACCAGATGTATCATAACCACGAATATCAGAGAATGGTAGTAAAACTAGTTTACCTTCTGCGATTAGTCTCTCAACTTCCTCTCGACCGCCAAACTTACTACTTAGTAAGTTACCAATCTGAGAGTCAAGTAGCTTTTCATCTTTTGTTCCAGGATAGTATCCGAGACGAGCAGAATTAGCAGTAGCAACAGTGTTGCAGAAGATAATAATCTTATCTAGTTCATGAGCTTCCATTTTTGCCATTAAGTAAGCAAGAGAAACGAAAGTCTTACCGCTACCAGCTGGACCTTTAACAAGAGTTAGCTTGTTATTGCGCAAACTATCAAATAGCATTTTCTGATAAATATCTCCAGAGTATGGAGAAATCTTATCAAACCACTTAGAGTTAATAGTCTTAGAAGAAAGGTATCTGAGCTCTTCGCCTGTCCAAACCCGTAAATCAACAATCTCTCCATTACTATTTTTTAGGATAAGATACTGCCCTGGTAATAGATTAAAGGAATTATCGTTTGGGTTCTGATAGAACTCTGCTAGAGCTTCGTCGCTACAAGTAACTTCAAGATAGCCAGTATAATCGTCTATCTCTTCTGGAACGCTTTCAATCATTCCATTACCAAAGAAGCAATTAGCGATATGTTTTAGACTTAAATCGTTAGTTACAAAGACAATATCTTTTTCTTTGTCGCACGCAATGGCATCAGACAAAATGCGAGTATCATCAGTAACATCGAAACCAGCTTCTTTAATTACGAACTCATTGTCTACTTTGTGCGGAATTACTTCATACTTATCGGGGTATTGCTCAAATAAGTGAAGCAATAGACGAGCCGAATACTTGATGTCAGCATCCTTGTTTGAAGCTGTCTTAATTCTCTCTAATTCTTTTAATGTGATTGAGGAAACTAAGAAAGGCTTCTTGTCCTGCTCAAATAGACTTTCTCCGGCCAACAAAAGGGAGCAAGTATCGTAGAAGTATCTATCTGTTGGAAACCGTACATCATAGTTCATGTTCATCTTCCTCTTCGTATGTAGTGGCAAATCCGATTGCCCTAGAATGAGTTTCTCCTTCACTAAGTTTATTAATCGCAACATTATGACGAACAATCCTTTCATTTATATTAGCTTTAATAAGTTCTGTAATAGCACTTATAATTTCGCTAATACTATTGAGTAAGGTGGCACCTACTGTGATAAGGAGAACTCCAATTAAAATATTTACCAATAAAACCACCTCTTATATTATTATAATAAATAAGAGAAGTTTGTTAATTATTCTCGACCTTCTGTCTAAAGCGTTTGACAGACTCAATAGCTTTATCTTGACCAAGAATATATTTATGTAACATATTTTTCTCTTTATCAAGAGCCTCTTTAAGAGCGTCGGCTCTATATTTGCAGCGCATCATATTTCGATTAAAAGCGCCCAATGGGTCTACTTCCGCAGGAGTTTTAATCCCAAGACCTAATACCTCTTGATAAAACTGATTACGGACATTAAACTTATCTTTCTCTTGTTTATAAAAATGTGTAAGAGCTTGGATTCTCGCTCTAGACAGAGCAATGTTATATCCAACTTTTTTAGAGTAGAAGCCCTCATCCCTCTTGCTCAAATTAGCTGTACCACAAAAACTTTTGCCATTGTAACGAATTATTACAACAGTAGCACCTTTTTCTTCCCAATATTCTTTCACAGTCACAGGAGCCTTATATATAGCTTTAACCAAATTCATATAGTTTTATTCTCCTTATTTAATTCTTTATCTATATGATAGCAAAATTTTATAGATAAATCAAATTTGCCCTATTTCTCCGAAAAATTTGCTGGGCCTATGCGCACGGAAACTCGGAGACAAGCGGGCTAAACGAGAAAAGCCCCTAGCTCAATTGAGCTAGGGGCTAACCTTAATTGTCAATATTGGGATTTACAATAATTGCGGCGTCTGACCCAGCCTGTGTAGTAGGCAACTTACCATCCCACTTCTCGATCCAAAGCTGCTGAATCCAAGTGTCGGGCATATTCTGCAAAGCCTGACGAGTAATTTCTAGAGCTTCGGCCTCACCCTTAGCCTGGGCAATAGCGGCTTCGGCGGTAATAGCGGCAACTTCCTTCTTCTGCTCAGCCTGGATGATAGCAGTTTTCTTATCCTGCTCGGCCTTTAAAGCAGCCTGCTCCGCGGTCATCTTAGCTTCGACAGAAGCCTCAAAAGCATCAGAGAAATCAATATCCTTGACTACAACAGAGGTAAAAGTTACATGGAATAGGTTCTCAATTGTCTTAACTTCCTCGGCAACTTCAGTAGAGAGATTTGAACGATTCTCAAGGAGGGGCATAGCACTGTAATGAGCAAATACGATCTTGGCTCTTTCTTCAACAATGTTACTGAGTTTGGTTTCCAGAATCTCATATGAGCCATACTCACGCGCCACGTCTTCAGCAAAAGCAGGATTTAGTGCATACTGATATTCAATCGCAGCAGTGAGGGGCTGGGCATCCTTAGTATAAGAAGCAAAAGAAGATTCACGGACATGGACACGAAGGTCATACATAGTAACTTTCTGTGTCAGGGGATTGATGAAATTAAGGCCAGAATCAACAGTACCAGAGATTTCACCAAAGGTCTTTACAACGCCAACCTCAGTTTCGTCAACAACGCGGACGCCGCCGATTACTAGCACGATAATTAAGATAACGAGCGCACCAATCGTGGCAATCCATTTTACACGCGTGACAGACTTGACAACCTTTGTATACGAACGACATTCCCAATCGTCCTTGGTTTCAGCCGCCTTCTTCTTGGCGGCGCCGCAAACAATAGAGCAGGTAATGAAAGCAGTAAGTGCAATCAGAACGAGGAAAATGGCAAAAATAAGCATATCTTTCTTTCCTTTATATTAAATTATTTAGTTAACCGTAATAACCTCCATCGGGAGGATCTCGCTTATAAGATTTACAAAACCCAGGGATACAGCCACAATTAGGATAGGTATATATACATTTATTACATCTTATGATAGGGCTTGACTCTTCAATCTACAGCTGCGCCTTACACTCCTCAACCTTCTCATTCATTTCCTTGATAACATCATCAAGAAGAACAGGATAACATTCATGAGAGTCAACTCCTACATGGTACATAAATGGAATTTCATTGTAGAAGTTGGAGGTCTGATGGGTATGACCAAAAAGATTACAAGTCACCTGCTTGAGGGACTCTTTCTCAAGGTTGCCGGTCAAAGTAGGATAATGAGAAGCATAGAAATGATACTTGCGGTAGGTAAAAGCATAAGCATCAAATACAGGAATACCAGCCTTAAGATAAGCTTCTCTACGATTAGGGGTATCATGGTTACCACCAACCACGAGCTTAAGACCATTCATGCGATTGAGCAAAGCAAGTCCTTCTTCGAGCTTATCAGCCCCACCAAGCATGAGGTCGCCGCAGATAATAAGTGTATCTTCCGGTGCCACACACTCATTATTCTTCTTTACGATAGTTTCATTCATCTCTTCAACGCTTTCAAAACTACGGGCTTTCCAGATAAACTCCTTATCGTGATTGAAGTGATAGTCGCTAGAAATCCAAATATTCATTTTATCACCCTCTCTTAATGGTGCACACGCACCTCGATATTAGAAAATCCCCAATTGGTTTTAGGAAACTCTTTTTCAGTAGGAATAGAAAATCCCTTCTTCATCTTCTTAATTGCAGAATCGGGGATTCTGGCAACGCCAGTCCGCTGAGCATTACGCTCAAGAGCGGTTTCGACAGGGACATCAATGACTTCAAAGGTCAATTTGGTATGCGGATCTGCGATCAACCGACTAAGGAGCTTTGCACGAGAAGCGGGGCTAATATGAGTCGCATCCGCAAACACAACATCAATACCAAGTTCCATAGCTTCGTTAATCTGTCGGACAAATTCGTCGAATACTTCAACTTCTTTGTCAAAGTAGCTATCACGATCGGTCAAGATGGACTGCCGCACGAAATCTCTGGAAACTACACAAGTGGTACGATGTTCTTCCTCGATTCGAGCTACCTCTTGCTTAACCCAAGTAGATTTACCACTACCGGGGATACCAACCATTACTTTCAGTTCAGTCGTCATTCTTTTCGCCTCCATCCATTTTTGTCCCACAATGTGAACAATACTCCCAGAAGTTACTCTTGATTACTTTCTTACATACCGGACAAATTCGTTCCGTATGATAATTCATGCCAACTTCAATATCCCACTTACTGTGAGTTACTGGAATAACATCTGCAGCTGGGATTGCCATCAGTGCAGCAGCACTCACGTACACATCGTCCCAACGACCATGTATGAAATTAGCTTGCGATACAGCCACAGCACGGTCAATATATTCTGGCATTAGCTAACCTCCGTTCAACTTCAGCCATCACCCAAGCAATATCTTCATCAGATACCTCGGTTTCAAACTGAATAGAGCAGTTCTCACCTTTTACTCTTGCTTCAATGAGCAAATTAACAGCATCTTCAAGGTCCTGCTGATGCTCAGCGAAAGGAGAAAAAGCTCGATTCTCTTGAGCACAAGGACATGGGACAGAAGACCAAAGATCGGATTTGCATCTTGGGCTATCGTGATAACCTAACATATCATGCGGATGAGCCATTACTTTTCCTC